TTGCAAAAAAGAGATACGTTTTTGGACAAGGAGTTCAAGAGCAAGATAACATAGTTTCATCATCAAACGGAAATCTTTCTTATGTAGACTTCCCATTTTCTGGCTACAGCTCTACAATAAGGTATCCTGATAGAACAAAGTGGGAAGATGGATTTTACAATAATATAGTTGCAAATTCAAAAGGAATATCTTTGCCTGAATATAGTCTTCCACAGGTTTTATTTACTAACACTGGAATTGGTTCAGAATATCAAAAGTCACTGGCTAGTATAAATTTCTATGAAGATAATTATGAACTTCAAGATGAAAATTATCCTTTTATCTGCATGGCTCCAAGCTATGAATACTTATTTAATGAATCTTTTGGAACAGTATATTTTTCAAAGCTAAATCAGACAAACTATCAAACAAGATCGCTATATTCAGTTTTAAAAACATCAGAGGATGTTACAAGTAGACAGTCTATATTATATATATCAAATAATACTAGCTCAGATGTTTTTGAAGTTTTCATTGATTCTGCAAGTGTTCAATATTCTTATAACGAAACTGTATTAAAATCAGAAACAATTTCTCAAAATTCTTTTTTTGCAGTGGGAATTGATTTTAATAAAATAGAACAGGCTTATAACTCTGTAGTTGGATCATTCTTTTCAAGACCAGATACCTTGTCTTTAAATTTTGCAGGAAAAGATGAAGATGTGTTTTTAGGAAAAATATTTTCTTTAACAATAAATAGCGACTTCTTTACAGATAAAGATGGGTCAGAAATGTTTGACTCTTACGGTTTTGCTATCAAAAACTTTAATTCAAAATTTTATGACTATATTGGATCCTATACACTTCTTCCTAAAGCTACCAATACCTCAATGGTTTTAGACATAGGAGTATCTGGTTACTGGGAAAATTCCATCCCCCTTTCCTACTTTGGAAGATATATAACTCAAAATAATGGAGATTTAAAGTATGACTTAGATATGCTACAGTTTAATATAGATACACCATCTTCAACATTTTCAAAACATAGTGAACTGTCTTCTTTGTATCAAGAATCATTATCTACAAAAGTTTTTGTAACCTTGCAGGATGTTTCTAAAATAGGAAAAACCACATATACACAGTTTGCTAATACAGAGATTATTGGAATTGATAAAATTTTAGATTTAGGAAAAATTACTTCTCCAAATAACACAAAGTATAAAATTAATGATAAAACAGTTATGTATGTTCCAAAAAATATTGCAGGATTTTCAAATTATTATGTCACAATTCATATTGAAATTTCCTCTAAAGGTATAAAAACAGAAAATGTTAATGTTAAAAATATGGGGATTGCAGGTCTATCGTTTGATGAAGGACAATTTTATTCAATAAATACTCCTACTGCAGGTAAGTTTTATCCAATAGTTAAAAATGAAAATCAGTATGTTTACAAAAGAAATGTTCCAGTAGTGATTGACACAGAATCATCTCCATATTTGTATCTAGCAGGAGACTCTGGAATACAGGTATTGCCAGAAGTTGACGAAAATTTAATAAAAGGGTTGTCAATTCCAGTTAACCAAACTTTAAAGGTTAATCAAGAAATGGTAGGAATTCAAATGTTTTTAATGTATGATGAGGCAAGCTCTTTTACTGAAAGAAAAAAGATTGGAAAGATATTTAGCTCAAACAACTCTTACGACATAATTCTAATTCCTGAAGAAGATGGAAAAAGAGCATTCTTTTCAATAGTTGATTCTGTTACTGGAGATCAGTTTTTAGATGCAAAATCATTTTTAAATGGAAAGCTTGTAAATGATATAGTAATTGAGCCACTTACCTGGAACTATATAGCAATAGCTTTGCAGGAAAACTCTATACCTTTAAATGGAATTCTTGCTCAGATTGAAATATATTCTGGAGTTAAAGTTGACAATGTTGCAAGCTTTATGGAACTAAATCCTATTAAACAAAACTTAATTGTTTTTGACGAATGGGATCTTGTTGACAATAGAACTTGGGAATACTGGTCTGGATCTGGGTCTACATCTTTCAATTGGCAACAGATATTAAATGAAGAATCTCTTGAAGTTACTGTTTTGTCTTTAGATGGAAAAGAAATTTTTAACACATATGCAGGTCTTTCTTCTGGAGTTGGAGACGATAATAGCGTAATTAGTGTCAGTTTTGATTCTGTTGTAATATTAAATGACATATCTTGGGACACCTATTTGGTTTAACCGTCAAATTATGGTACAATGATGTCATGGAATATATTGATGGATTACAAAAACTGCCAAACAAGCCAAAAGTAAAGGTCGTAGAGAACAATGCTGACTACGGACTGTATGTTTGGAAACTAGAAACTGGAAAAATATTTGGTGATGACGATGGAAATTTTATGAACATCCCAGCCAGAAAATATGACTTAACTGCAATTAACAGGCTTACACAGGCTGCAGCACATTATGGTGCTGGAGAAGGTAAGGCAGTTTTTATGCCAGGAGTTACAAGAATTACAGACGAAGAGCATTCTGTACAGATTGATAGAATGAAACAGGGATATATTCCTAGTGAATTTGATACTGATGCTTTTGCAGATGCAGCAAAGGGGCTTAATAAGCATGGAGATGACTGAAACAATTGCCAGACTGGACAATCTAGACAAAAATAAACCATCAGCAAACAAGTCTGATGATTTTATGAATGAGGCAGACGTAGTAAAAGCTTTTGATGGTATTGATGCAAATTTTAAAAGAAGAATAACTAGAATGAGCAAGGCTTACACTGGTCAAGATGGTGCAAAGTCAAAGCAGCTATTTCCAGAACAAGATATCACTACAGCTTACGGTCTTTTTGATGTGGTTTTGCCACCATACAATCTTGATGAATTGGCTTTTTTCTTTGACAACTCTTTTGCAAACCACGCTGCAATTAATGCAAAGGTTGCTAATACCGTTGGTCTTGGTTACAACTTTATAATGTCTGATATTGTTAAGGCAAGAATTGAAGAAATTGAAGATGTTAATCAAAGAGTTAGAGCACAAAGAAAAGTTGAAAGAGCAAAGTCTGAATTAACTAATTGGCTTGAAGAACTAAATGATGAAGATACTTTTACTCATGTTCTTGAAAAAGCAATGACAGACTATGAAGCAACTGGTAACGGATATATTGAAATTGGAAGAAAAAATACTGGAGAAATTGGCTACATTGGTCACATTCCTGCCACAACAGTTCGTGTAAGACGTATGCGTGATGGATATATTCAGATTGTAAATCAAAGAGTAGTATACTTTAGAAACTTTCAAGATAGTTCAACAGCAAACCCTGTTACTTCAGATCAAAGACCTAATGAATTAATACATATTAAAAAGTATAGCCCAAAGAATACTTACTATGGTGTTCCAGATGTAGTTTCTGCTGCAACATCAGTTGTTGGAGATCAGCTTGCTGCAAGGTATAACATTGATTATTTTGAAAACAAAGCTGTTCCAAGATATATTGTTACACTAAAGGGTGCAAAACTTTCTGCAGATGCAGAAGACAAGTTGTTTAGATTCCTACAGTCTGGTCTTCGTGGACAAAATCATAGAACTCTTTATATCCCACTCCCTGGAGATGCAGCAGATAATAAAGTTGAATTTAAAATGGAGCCAGTTGAAAATGGAATTCAAGAAGGATCTTTTGATAAGTACAGAACTTCCAACGTTCATGATATTTTGATGGCACATCAAGTTCCTATTTCTAAAGTTGGGTCAGACCCTGGAAGTTCAATTGCCTCTGCTTTAGTTTCAGACAGAACTTTTAAAGAGCAGGTTGCTAGACCATCTCAAAAGAATTTAGAGAAAACAATAAACAAGCTTATTAAAGAAAAGACAGACATCCTTTTACTAAAGTTTAATGAACTAACTTTGACTGATGAAAATACTCAAAGTCAAATTGATGAAAGATATCTAAGGGCACAAGTTGTTGTTCCAAATGATATCAGACCTAGACTTGGACTCCCAGTAGTTCCACAAGGAGATATTCCAGTAGTTATGACCCCTCAACAACGTGCAGAACAGAATGCTCAAATGTCTGGAACAAGGCAAAGAGATCAGCAAAGAACTGATCAGGCATCTGACTCTACTTCAACTACAACAGGAAGAAATCCTGGTGGTGAAGGAAGATCTGTAGTATAATATAACAATATTATAAATATATAAAAAATACATATATAATAGGAAGTAACATGACTGCTTTAAACAAGGCTTACTGGACTTCGGATAACGATGATATAAAGTTATCTATGCCAATAGCCAAGATAGATGAAGAGCGTAGACTCGTCTCTGGATTTGCTACGCTTGATAATATTGATAAGCAGTCTGACATTGTTCCAACAAATGTAAGTATAAAAGCCTTTGAAACATTCCGTGGTAATTTGAGAGAAATGCATCAGGCAATTGCAGTTGGAAAAGTAATTAATTTTAGACAAGAAAAGTTTTTTGACAAGTCTACAGAAAAACTATATAATGGTGTATATGTAGATGCTTACATTTCTAAGGGTGCTCAAGATACTTGGGAAAAGGTTCTTGATGGTACTCTTTCAGGATTTTCAATTGGCGGAGTAATTAAAGATGCAGAAAATTCTTGGGATGAAAACATTGATAAGACAGTAAGAATTGTAAAAGATTATGAACTTCATGAGCTATCCTTGGTAGACAATCCTGCAAATCAGTTTGCAAATGTTGTGTCTATTCAGAAGATTAATAAGGATGAACAAAATGATGGTATAATTGCAAAAGCAGATCTTGAAAATGTCTACTGGTGTGAGAATGACGGTCTCGTCAGACTTTCAGAGGTTGAAGATTCAAGCTGTCCTTCATGTGAAGTTAGCATGAAAAATATTGGTTTTGTAGAGACGAAGGATGCAGAGAAAGCTATGACAGTTAAGTCACTCTTAAATAAGTTTATTGGTGTAACAGACCTAGTAAAATCTGATGAAGTTTCCGAAACCCCACAATCTTCAGGCGAAACGTCTGAAACAGCGATTGACAATAATGCGTCAATTGCGGAAAACAATATAAAGGAGGAGAACAACGTGTCAGAAGAAAATACAGTAGTAGAAGACACCGTTGAAGAAGTTGCAGCTGAAGAAGCTGTTGCTGAAGCTCCTGCCGAAGAAACCGTAGAAAAGTCAGTTGACGCAGTTGACGCTGTTGAGGAAACAGTAGCTAAGTCTGCTGATCCAGAAGAAGCATCTGCAGAAGAAGTTGCAGAAGAAGTTGCTTCTGATGACGTTGAAGTTGAAAAGTCTGTTATTGCAGAAGATACAACCGATTCTGAGCTTGTAAAAGCTGTTGACGAAATTAAGGTTTCAGTAACAGAGGCAGTGAGTGAACTTGTTTCAACAATTAAATCACTAAACGAAGAAATTGCAGGTATCAAAAAGTCAGTTGATACAACCAATGAAGAAATTTCTGCGGTAAAAGGCAATCTTGAAGAGTTTGGAAAGCGTGTAGACGGTCTAGAAGACGATACAGCTGTCCGTAAGTCTGGCGATCTTGGCGGGGTCGTTCAGGGCAATACAATAAGAAAAGGGTCTATGTGGGGTGGACGTTTCCTAAATTCCGCTGACCTATATCATTAAGAGAAACTGGAGGTGAAATAAAAAATGACAGAAAACAATGAAATTTTAGAAAAGTCGGCTGCAGCAGGTTCTATCGTATCTGGTGGAATTGGTGGTGTAGATACACCAGTAGCTGGAATTCTTGACAATACGAACCCAGTTGGTGATCTAGTGTCTGATGGCGGTATTTTGCAGCCTGAACAGTCACGTCAGTTTATTGAGTATATCTTTGAACAGCAGGTACTAGCACAAGATGGTCGTAGAGTTACTATGAGAGCTAATACAACCGAACTTGAAAAGATGAATGTTGGAGAGCGTGTAATCCGTGCAGCAGCCCAGGCTGATGCAACCTACACAAATGCTGATGTTCAATTTACTAAGGTACAACTTACCACTAAGAAGATTCGTCTTGATTGGGAAGTTTCGACTGAAGCTCTTGAAGATAATATCGAAGGTTCAGGTCTTGAGGATCACTTGGTCCGTACAATGACCCGTGCATTCGCAAACGATCTTGAAGATCTAGCAATCAATGGTACAGGAACTGGTACAAACAACTTCCTTAACATCCTTGAAGGCTTCGTATCAATCGAATCTGATGGTAATTCAGCAACATATGGTACAACTATCGAAGACTTGCAGGGTCTAATCCTTGCAATGCCTCGTAAGTACCGTGGTTCACGTTCGAACATGAAGTTCTATGCAGACACCGAAACCGTTGCTTCAATTATCAACGGTCTTGGATCTTCTGGTAACTTGAATTCCGAGCGTATTATTGAACGTGTTATTGATGGCTCTGCTCCGCAGACCCTTGGTGCACCAATTCAGTATCGTGTTCTAGGTCTTCCATTAGTTGAAGTTCCTTTGATGCCAGCTGGTTATGTATCACTTACATTCCCAGAAAACCGCATTTGGGGCTTCCAGAGAGACGTAACAGTACACCGTGAATTCAAGCCGAAGAAGGACACTGTAGAATATACAGTATTCCTACGCTTTGGTATTGCTATCGAAGAAACCGATGCAGTAGCATTCATGCAAGACTAATTATAGTCAAAATTGGAGGGGAGGCATTAACTTGTCTCCCCTTCATCTATTTATAAATGATATAATAAGATAGATATATTATGGAAAAAGTTAAAGATGAACTAGTATGCTTATTTATTAAAGGTGCAGGTGCATACAATAAAGAGCTTGGCAGACTTAACAGAGGTTATAATATAGTAAGCAAGAAAGATGCTGATGTATGGGTTAGCAAGTTCTCACAAATTAAGATAGCATCTCCAGAGGAGGTAGCCGAAGCATTCGGTGTTAAATAATGGAAGCTTTAAGAATTAATGGTCAAAGACCATACATAACATTCTCTGGACTACTACCTAGTTCAGAATATACTTTAGTTTATACAGATTTAAATACAGAGCAAGATTACACAGTTTTGCAAGAATCTGATGGTAATGGGTCAGTAACCTTTTTACTAAATGAATCATACATAGGATATGATGCAACACTAGAAGCAAACGTTTATGACTATCTAGAAGAAGTTGTTATTTCTACAAATATTGACGTTGTTAGACCATACACAGACATATCTAGTCTTGCCACTTATTTAAACAAGACTTCTACTCAAGTAACAGAGATGGAAAGAATTGCAAGGTACATTATTGATTCAGAAGTTTCTGAAGGATTTGGATATACTAGAAAAGAAAAAGAGATTGTTGGAAATGGCTCTGACTACCTAGTGGTTAATGAAAAGATTAATAAGCTTTACAAGGTATATGAAAATGGAACTTTACTTTATGACTCAGAATCAGAAAACAATGAAACAAATTTTGCAATTAGCAAAGATAAAACTTCAATAGTTCCAGTATATGGACAAGATAATAAAACAGAATATCCAGAAGTATGGAGAGATAGATATCTTTCTAGAGCATTCGCTGACGGATATGATTATGTAATTGATGCAGACTTTGGATATAAAGTAGTTCCACAAGATATTCAAGAGGCAACAAAACTTCTTTGCTCAGATATATCTAGTGACAATATGAAATACTTAAACAAGTACATTGAATCATTTGATAATGCTGATTTTAAAATTAAGTTTGCAAAGAACTTTAATGCATCAACTGGAAATCTTGTAGTTGATAGAATCCTAACAAAGTACAAGAATAGCATCCGTGTTGGGGTGTTATAAATGCTTTTCAATTCAACACTTGATGACATACTTTTTCCTATGACTGCAGATATTTATTATGCAGAAGAAATTCAATCATCTTATGGAAACATGGTCAGAAGATGGGCACTTGACAGAACTGTAAAATGTTCTGCAATTAGTGAACTAGTTGATGCCATGATTGCTCCAGAATTAAAGGTAAGAAATAAATCTTTTGATTATAGCTCTGGAGTTGCATTTAGAACACAAGAAGATGTAAGAAAATCCTCTTCTGGAAAGTATTTTCCAATAACTGCAATAGCTATTACAAACATAAAAGATCCATCAGGAGAACCAGTATGGATTAATGGAGACAATCTTAAGTATGAACAAGGTGCTACAAAAACAAAATATGAAGTTAAGACAATAGTTCCAAGCTTTGATATGTTTCATAATGTTGGAATGTATAGAATGTTTATTTCAAGATCTGCAAACCAAAAGTGGGAAGATGAGTTATGATAAGATCGAGAATAAAAGCAGATGATTTAATTAAAAAGTTAAATAATACAGTAAGATATTCTAATGGATTTGTTACTGAATTAAATAAAAACAAGTCTTTGTTAAATCAAAAAGTAGGTATGACATCTATTTCAGCATTTTATGACTATCTAGATGGTCTGGCAAGATCTCATCCAGGAATGCTTCATCATGTGTATGAGTGGGGAAGCATTGGAGATCCAATGGAAAGATTGTATGACTTAAGTCTTGAAGTTAATAATACTTCAGCAGTAATTGATGCAGAATTTTTACAATCAAATATTCCTTCAGAAGATGGACAAGAGCCTTTTTACAATAAAGCCATTATTATGGAAGAAGGAATCCCTGTAACTATTAATGAAAAAAATGCACAAGCCCTAGCCTTTACAATTGATGGACAGGAATACTTTAGAGTTGGTCCAATTACAATTGCAAATCCTGGTGGAGAAGCAACTAGAGGATCTTTTGTAGAAGCGTTTAATGAATTTTATGGATCTTACTTTACAAATGTTTATCTACAAGCAATAAAGTTTTATGACTATTTTTCAAATGCTAAGGCATACGAGAATGGTTTTGCTTCAGGCGTAAATGGTGGGGGCTATCCTCTAGGAAAAGCAGCAGCACTTTCTTGGATTTCTAGAGCCCCAGGAGAAGTGATTTAATGGTAGTGTATAGACCAGAACAAATTATAAACCTTTATGTGTGGGAGCAGTTTAAAACTTATGCTCCAGAATTTCACAGAATGTATGCCCCTGTAGTTGGAAATCAAAATCTTGCAATAGTTCCTTTCTTTCCATCTCCTGCATCAAATCTTCCAACTCCAGTTCTTGAAAATGATTTGCCATATATTGTATTTGATAAGTTTAGTAGAGTCCGTGGAGGCTATAAATATTTCTACCCTATAAAGACTGACCAGATGAGGTATACGATCCATGGTGGCTCTCTGTGGGGCATTAACAAGTTCGAACAGGACAGGTTTGAGACTACATACAATCTAACTTCTTTAATACAAAATATCTTAGATAGAGAAGACGATGCTGGAAGAGATATTAATGAATTTGCTAAGACTTTGCCAGGATATGCAGAGTCTAAAAATGGCAAAGACTTAAATCAATACTATTTTCATTGTGTAAATGTATATCAATCTGGATTTACAGATAATCAGCAAGATGTGGCTGACTTTATGGAATATAATCCCACAAGAGATCTAATTATTAAGTATGATTACCATTCTCCACAATTTGGAGAAAGGTCAGTTTAATAACTTTCATAAACATAGTATATAATTAAGTTAGGAAACGCCAATGCCCTACAAATTTAAGACTAAAATTGAGGTGAAAAAATATGGCTAATCGTGGAAATTCCAATCAAATTATCGTTGGTGCAGCACAGTTGTTCGTTTCAACACAAGGTCCTCTAGAATGGGACAGTGCTGAAGAATACTATGCATTTAACGGAAGTGCCTCAGCAGGTGTTCTTGACTTTGTTCCAGGACAGAAGTTTGCAGACACTCTTGAGTTGAATGACTCAGCAAGATGGAGAAACGTAGGCTACACCATGAACGGTCTGGAAGTACAATTCCAGCCAGATTTTGGTGAGGTACAGGTTGATCAGCTTCTTGACGTTGCTAAGCTTTACAAGCAAGGTATGCAGGTTAACATGGTAACAGCATTTGCTGAAGCTACTCTTGAAAACCTTGTTGTTGCAGTTGCAACTTCAGATGCTAACTACAATGATGATGACGCAGACGAGCTAACTCTAAATCTATCTGCAGGTGATATCGGTGAGGTTCCTTTGGAACGTGCACTTATCGCTGTAGGTCCAGGTTCTGGTGATCCAAACGCAACTGGTGAAGATGCAGTAGAGCGTGTATACGTTGCTAACCGTGCTCTATCTATTGATAGCGTAACAGTTTCAGCAAAGCGTGATACTCCTTCTATGTACGAAGTATCGTTCCGTTTGCTTCCAGCTGGTAATGGCTCATACGGCAAGATCGTTGATCGTGTTGTAGGAACTACAGTATAATAACTGAATAATAGATCTTGCCCACTCTCATTAATTTGAGGGTGGGTAATTTCTTTTAACAAGGCTTCTATGATATAATTGAGTATATTCTATAGGAGGAATAAATGGCAACTAGCGTATATGAAGTTGTAGAAGTAGAACTATTAGATGGTTCTGCTATTTCTATGAAACCCCTAAAAATCTCTTTACTTAGAGATTTTATGAAAGAGTTTCAAAAAATTAGTGATCCAAAAATTGCAGAAGACAATGTAAAGTCTATGGATCTTTTATTAAACTGTGCTGTAATTGCTATGAAGCAATACAACCCAGAACTGGCAACCAAAGAGCAGCTAGAAGAGCTCATTGACTTGCCAACAGTGTACAAGGTTATTGAAGTGGCTGCAGGAATTAAGCTGAATGACCCAAACGCACTGGCAGCGGCTCTAGTTGGGACGAACTAGATCTTGCTGAGATAGAATCAAGAGTATTTCTTCTGGGATTCTGGAAGAACTATTCTGAACTGGAGGACTCTATATCAATGCCCGAACTGGTAGCAATACTAGAAGCTAAAAATAGTCAAGAATATGAAAGTAGAAAATTCATGGCAGCTTTACAGGGCGTTGATTTAGATAGTTCAGATACGTCTAAGAATAAATGGGAAGAGATAAAGGCTAGAGCTTTTAGCAAAGGTGCTACATCGAATCCTAGAGACATTCTTGCCCTTCAAGGCAAAGCTGCACAACGTGCTGGCTTTGGAATTGGAAATGGCTTGGATTATGAGGTGGTTAATTAATGGCTGGAGTAGCTAAAGGCATTATTGATATCCAGATAAACACTGGGTCTGCTGCTGCTGAGCTAAAAAAGCTCCAACTACAAATTAACTCCTTTAATTCAGCCCTTTCCAAGGGAAATCTAGCCCAAGCTAAATTTGCTACTGACTATACAAGAGATCTTTCAAAAGCAATAAATTCAACTGGAGTTTTTACTTCAGAGTTTGTAAAGTTAAACTCCGCTGCTGCAAATCTTGACAACACTTTAAAAAGAGGAAGAGGAACTTTAGGTCAATTTTTTAGTTCTGCATTTAATAGAAATAGTGCAGCGTTTGCAGAAACAATGTCTCTTGCAGCTAGAAGAGCTTCTACCTTGCAAACACAATTTATTTCAACTGGTGCTTCTGCACAAGGTATGGGTGAAGCTCTTGCAATTAGACCTCTAGATGCCTATGCCTCTAAAGCAGCAATTGCAGCAGAAAGACAAGCCCTTCTAAATACAATGTTTAGACAGGGAACAACCCACATGATTAACTTTGGTAAAAATGTTCAGTGGGCTGGTCGTCAGCTTATGGTTGGCTTTACCGTACCTTTAACTGTTTTAGGAACAGTCGCAGGTAAAACCTTTATGGATATTGAAAAAGAATTAGTTAATCTTAAAAAGGTTTATGGAGATGCTTTTACAACTCCAGAAGAAGTAAATCAAAATATTGCACAAGTTAGACAACTTGCTGAAGAATATACAAAATATGGAATTGCAGTAAAAGATACTATTGGAATGGCTGCAAATGCAGCAGCTTCTGGTGCAAGAAATGCAGACTTAATAGATGCAACAAGACAAGCAACAAGACTAGCAACTCTTGGTCAGATGGAGCAGCAAGAAGCTTTAAAGACTACAATAGCCCTGCAATCTGCTTTTAGACTTTCTGGAGAAGACCTTGCAGATACAATTAACTTTTTAAATATGGTTGAAAATCAAACAGTAGTTTCTTTGCAAGACTTGTCTGCAGCAATTCCAAGAGTTGCCCCAGTTATTAAAGGTCTTGGTGGAGATGTACGAGACATGTCAGTATTCCTTGCAGCAATGCAAGAAGGTGGTGTTAGTGCAGAACAGGGTGCTAACGCACTAAAGTCTGGTCTTGCATCTTTAATTAATCCAACAAAAGCAGCAACAGAAACTTTGGGAAGTTTTGGAATTAATCTAGATAAGATAATTTCTACAAATCGTGGAGATTTGATGGGAACAGTATTTGCTTTTGGTGAGGCACTTAAAGGCTTGGATGATTTTTCAAAGCAACAGGCATTAGAAAAAGTTTTTGGAAAGTATCAGTATGCAAGACTTGGAGCTTTGTTTGAAAATATTGTTAGAGATGGATCTCAAGCAAGTCAAGTTTTACAATTAATGGAGTATGATGTTGCAGCATTAAAAACTACAGCAGAAAAAGAACTTAGTGCTGTAGAAAATGCTTTAGGAACACAGCTTATTGGAGCAGTAGAAAGATTAAAGCTATCTCTTGAACCAATTGGAGAGATATTTGTTAAACTTGCTATTCCTTTTGTAAATTTTCTTACAACTATTGTTGAAAAATTTAATGGGCTATCTGATGGTCAAAAGAAATTTGCAGCAATAGCAGCAGTCCTTGTTGGTGTCGTAATTCCTGCTGGAACAATGTTTCTTGGTCTTTTAATTAACTTGCTTGGAACACTTGGAAAAATTAGTCATGGAATTGCAATTTTCGTAAAGTCACTTATTAAGGGTGGTCCAATAGCAGCAATAAGAACACTTACGCAATCTACCAAATATTTATCAATTGAAGAACTAGAAGCAGCAACTGCTGCAAAGCAATTGTCATCTGCTACACATATTGCTAAAGCAGCAATGCTAGAACAGGCTACTTCTACAGATATTGCAAGAATAGCTGTGGCAAAGCTTACTGCAGAGTACAGAACTCTTATATCAGCACAGGCACAGGCAGCAGCATTTAATCCAGCATTTAAAACTGCAGGTATGGCAGGAGCTGCAGCAGGTGCAGGTAAAACTGGTTCTGTTACAGTTAGAGCCCTTAGAAGAAATGCTGGTGGACCAATATTTGTATCTGGAGAAACACAGGTTCCAGGAGTTGGAAATACTGACACCGTTCCAGCAATGCTTACTCCAGGAGAGTTTGTTGTAAACAAAGAGGCAACTGCAAAAAATTATGCACTTCTTGATGCAATCAATAGTGGAAATAAATTTAATAAGGGCGGAATGATTCCTGGATACAATCTTGGATCAATGGTTTTAAGAAATAGTCAAGCAAGAAATCAGGCTATTAAGGAAAGATATCTTAGAATGTTTGGACCTGAAGCTCAGGCTAAAGGGATAAGTCTTGAAGAAAGATTTGGAAATCTTTCACTGCTATCAAGACAAGATCGTATTAAAAACCAAAGAGCTTTAAAACCAAAAAATGTGACAGCAAGACGAACATCGCCCAACCAACAAAGAGCTCAACAAGATGTACAGGAAGGACCTATTCGAAATGTTCAAAGCGTTGGTAACGCACCACAGAGTGTTATAGATGAACTAACGGCAGACTTGGTAGCACTAGGAGCTCCAGCTAATGTTATGGGTGAAAAGGCAAGACTTATCACTCCAACACCAAGATATAAAAGAGAGGGTCCAGCACTTGAGGGTGATACCAGCTATGGAAAAGAGTTTGACTTTAATAATAGTCTGAGGCGTGGAGTGAGCAACCCTAATCTTGGCGTTGCTAGAAAAGAAATGGAAGATCTTTTTGCACTAAATCCTCAACTTCATGGAACCTCAACTCCAGTCTCTCCATTTAAACACATATTAGATGAAGCTAACCTTGATCCTGCTCATTATTCAAGAATTGACTCAGCACTAAGATCTAAGGCTATAGAAATTGTTAAAAGGTCTCCAGAATCTCATAAATTTTCAGATCCTGAATACGGAAGAATTATTGTTGACTCATTAAGGGCAGCAAATCTTTCAACTATTCTTCAAGAAAGATTGTTGTCTACAGCAAGAATAATGAATACAGAAATTGGTTCAAGATCAATGAAAAGGTTTGAACCATACATTAAGGATTCTATTAGATTTAGTGATACTGGTGGCATACATCCAAAGTTTGAACCTGTTCCAAATGCTCCTAGAGGTGGTACATACATATATACTGCAAGTGATGGAACACGAGTTGAAATAAATGCAGGACAGTCACGACCTATACCTGGAAGATTATCGTATTCAAATCAAAGATATAATGCAGGTCGCACATATAACAATGCACATGCAGAAGTTCAAGATTTTAATGCTGGTGGAGCTGTTGGAGGTATGCAATATTTTGGCAGAATGATGCCAAATCGTGTTGTTGCAAAAAACCAATTTGAAAAGTTCTCTGGAACAAAGATTGCAGAGTCAGAAGGACATAGTAGTAGGTTTAGAAGCCTAGCTGGAGTTTATGAGGTTAATGGCAGAAAAATGTTTGTTAAGCCATTTCAAACTCTTCAAGAAGCTCAGGCAGAATTAATTGGAAATGCGGCAAGAAGAGCAATTGCAGGAACTGCAACCCCTGGATCAAGAATTGTAAGAATGGACGGTCCTGAAGGAGAAATATTTGCAACAACTGCTCCAATGATTCCAGGAATGAAATCAGGATCAACTCTTTCTACTAAAGAACTTGTCAAGCAAATTCCTGCCTCATCAATGCTTGGAGATATGGATGCAACAGCTGGAAATATTATTTCAACTCGTGGAGGAAGACTTGCAACAATTGATCCTGGTGCTGCAGGTGTTAAGCTAATTAGAAATTCAAAAGGTGTATTTAGAAGAGCTACTGGATCTGAAATTAGTTTTGGAAATGAAGCAACAAATACTGGAGCATATACAGCAAAAGCAATTACACAGGTTATTGAAAAAACAGGGGCATCAAAAGACTTTGTTAAAATGCTTGGAGATTCTATTGCTCGTGAAAAATTAACTAAAGCACAATTTACAAAAATGTATGATGATGCTGTTGAGTCAGCTATTGCAAGAGTGTCTTCCTTTAAACTACCTTCTAGAATTGGAGATAGATCAAAATTAGATGAGTTAGCAAGAGCATCTGGATATAAAAATGCAGATGAAGCATACTCTGCAATTATGCTTAGAGACCTTACTTCAATTAGAGGTTTAAGTGGAGAGATATATACAAGTGCTTCAAGATTCCAAGGAGTGCTAAAGGCAAATAGTGGAACTCTTGTTCCAGGTGTAGGAAATACTGATACAGTTCCTGCAATGCTAACTCCTGGAGAGTTTGTAATTAATAAAGATGCTACTGCAAAAAATCTTCCTTTGCTACAGGCAATTAATAACGGAGAAACAAGAAGGTATGGTCTTGGAGACTATGTTAACCCTCTTGGTTCATTGACAAATGCTCAAAGAATAAAAGGAATTAGACCTTCAGCATCATACCAGCAATCAAGATCCGCCACTGGATACAATGTCTTTAGTGGAATGGGTTCTGCTGAAAAAATTGCACCAGTCCAGGCAGCATTAAAAACAGGTCCAAAATATATATTAGACGCATATAAAGAATCTGGAAAAGCAATTTCAGATGCAGCCAAACCAATGTTAACTTCTTTTAAAGATACAAGTAAGTCTGTTGCAAATGGAGCAAATAATTTAAAAAATTCTATTAAAGATTATGGAAAATGGAATGTTGTTCCAAGAATGCAAGATGCAAAACAGGCTGTGGCAAACACAAGGGCAGCTATGGGAACTCCTGAAGCAAAGGCTCTTAGAGCAGAAAGAATGCAAAAAGCTGGTCAAGGAATGATGATGGCTTCAATGATTCCAATGATGGCTTCAGGTTTTGTAGAAGATCCAAAGCAACAGCAAATGATGATGGCTGCTGGAGGTGCTATGGCTATTCTTCCAATGCTTCAACAGTTTGGTCCAATTTTAGGAGGACTAACCCTAGCAGTAGGAGCTGCTGCTGCAGGATTCTTAATGTTTAAAAAGGATATGGATAATACTGCTAAATCAGCTGCAGAATTTGGGTCAAACCTTGGTGGGGCAGCAAATAGAATGGAAACAATTAGTGCTGCAACTGGTTATGGATTTGCGTCAACAAGATCTTCAGTACAAGACTTTAGATTTACAGAAGAGCAGTCACAAGGTGCTGCTGAAATGATGCCTTTCTTTGATACTGATGAGGGTAAAAAGCTTGTAGAAGACTTAAAGGGTGCTTCTTCTGAAGAAAGGTATGAGAAAGTTGCATCAATGCTAACATTTGCAATAGCAGATGGAATGGATCCTAAAAAAGCAGAGTCTTTTGGATCTGCAATAGCTTTTGCATTAGACGATTCATTATTAAAATCAAAAACAGTAGCTCTTATTAGATCTGGAAGGCTTCAAAGTGGATCTCAAGCAATGATTAGTGAAATTTCTAAAAGACAGGCAGCTGCAGACTCTTCAACGGTTTCAGATTTTGAAAAAGCAAAAGCTGAAGAGGCAAAAAGAAATAATACTGCTGGAACTAGTTCCAATGTAAAGTATGGAGGAATTGGGTTAGCTGCAGGTTTAGGTGCAGGAGTTGCAATCGCTGCATCAACTGCAAAGCTAGCAGCAATGGGTGGTGCAATAGGATCAGTAGTTCCAGTTGTTGGAACTGCTGTTGGTGCTGTAGCTGGTGCTGTAGTTGGATTAGTGGCTGGTATAGCAGTTTACAATCTAGCAATAAAAAATCAACAAAAACAGGTTGCAGAGTCATCCAAATCATTTGGAGCAACTATTCAAACATTAAAAGAATTAAACAATGCCGAATCTTTATTAAATGAAGAAAGGTCTAAAGGATTAATAACAGATACTCAGTTCGAATCTTCTTTAAAACAAATTAATGAAATGAGACAAGTTGAGTATGAAAGAGTTAAGAAGGCTATAGACATTGGAGCAAGTGCAGATGCACAGGCACAAGGAATTAAAGACCAGTTAGTGCTTTCTGGATTTAAGGGAGATACTGCTCAGGCAGTTGCATCTAATGTAACAACTGATAGTATTTCAAATAAGCTGTTCCAAAAAGATATGGACAAGCTAGATCAAGCTCAAAAAGATGTAGTAACTGGAATTATGGCAAGCACTTTGGATGGAATAACTGAAGAAAATGCTGGAGCAAAAATTGGAGACATAACAGACATCTATGCAAAAATAGCAGATGAACTAGTTACAGCAGCAGCAGATGGCTTAACCTCAGAAGAAATTAGGGCTGAAGCAGAAAAGGAACAAATTAGAAAGTTTGCTGAATCTGCAGCATCTAATCTTGTGAACCTAACTCCTGAACAACAGGCTGCAAGAGCAAATACTATGGCAAGCAATGTTAGTGCTGCACTTCCTAATGTAAATAAGATGGGTGTCACTACTTCTCAACTAGTAAGTGGAATTTCAGGGGTAAGTGCAGAAGATCAAGCAAAGATAACAGAGTCAACTGCTAATGTTGAAAAATTTGCACAGCTTTTAAATAGTCTTCCAGAAGGATATGACCTATCTCTAGCAATGGAATATTTCTCTGGAGATAATAAAGAACAAGATGTAGATGCATTCTATAAAACACAAAAAGATGCTATTGATAAAATTGCAGAACTTATGCCAAAGGGAGCAGATGCTCAGGCAATCTATACCGCACTCAAAGGACCTGGAAAAGATCCAGTTAAAGAGTTAGAGGCTGCAAATAAAAAAGCTCAAGAAATGTTTGATTCTCTAGGTGGAGATGAAGCTAAAGTAAAGAGCGTTGTATTTGAAAGTACTGGGTACGACATGACACAGGCAGAAGTAGATGCCTTTGGTGCACTTCCTGCAAGTGAGCAAAAATCATATTTAGCATCATTTACCATTGCAACTATGTCAGTTGGAAATGCACCAACTATTCCTCAGTCAGGAGCTCCTGCAGAAATGTCAGCCTACTACAAGAGACTAGAGGTTTGGAAAAAAGCTGTAGCAGATCAACAAAAAGCTATCCAGTCAGTAATTCCTCAGACAGTTGTTAATACTGATGACAACGGTAGTAGCTCTGGCGGAACAAAGCCTCCTAGCAAAAAGGCTCAAGCAAAAACTTTCTTAAAAGATGCTACTACGAATAACAAAGTTCTTAAAAATTACACAAACCTAGTTAAAGGTGCTGCAACAGCTAACAATATAGAAGCCCTTAGCATGATTCCTCAAGATGTATACATGAATCTTTCTACTGAAAATAGAAAGAAATTGATTAAAGAAATGCAAAAGCAAATTGCGTATCAACAAAGATTAAATGCAGTAACAGTTTTAGCAGAAACTCAAAAAGCTACAGCAGATATGAAAAAATATTCAAAAGCACTTAACTCTTTGGGTGTTGTAATAACTTCAGATATCGAAGGAATGATTGACCAGAAAGCATTCCTTGCTATGACTACTGAAGAAAGAAAGGCATACATTGCAGAGCTGAATAAACAATCAGTAGCACAAGCTAAGCTAGCAGCAACTATGGCACTTGCAGATGCCAAAAAACAAACTAGCGATATGCAAAAATATTCTGCTGCACTAGGTGGACTAGGTGTTGCAATAAGCTCAGACATTGAAGGAATGATTGATCAAAAAGCATTCCTTGCTATGAACACTGCTCAAAGAAAAGCATATATTGCAGAGCTAAATAAGCAGACTTTGGCACAGGCTAAGCTAGCAGCTGCAATGGAAATTACAGACATGCAACAACAAACTCAAGAAATGCAAAATTACTTTAATGCAATTTCTCCAATCGCTGCTGCTGCTGGGGCAGAAGTTTTGGGAATGATAGATACAGAAAAGTATCTTGCAATGACTACTACACAAAGGGAGGAATATGTAAAACAGCTAACTTCTCAGCTAAATGTTCAAAGAGCACTTGATTATTTAACACAGACTTCTCAAGAAAGAACAATGGATGCAATAGATGCAGAATCTTCAGCAATAAATATTAAGAATTCTGCATTACAAAACTCCCTTTCTGGAATGGAAAGAGAAAATGAGTTAATACAACGTCAAATAAGTTTAAGAAACCATGCTCTTGATTTGTTAGCAAAAGAAGAAGAAAAGATTAATACAACTTATGATGATAGAGTAAAGGCTCTTGATAAGGTTGCTAATGCAAATGATAGAATTGCTCAAAAAGATCGTTCAAGATTAGACCTAGCTTCAGCACTTGCATCTGGAGATATTTCTGCTGCAGCAGGTGCAGCAAGTGCAATGCAACAAGAAGAGGCACAGTTTAGAATTGAGGACGCAAGGGCAGCACTTGAAGCAAAAAGACAAAAAGAACTTGAATCGTTAACAGTTTCTGTAAATGGTGTAATGATGACAAGAAAGCAAATTACAGAACAAATATCTCAGTTTGGTGAGACTATTTACAAAAATGAACAAGACATGATTTTAATTCAAGACCAACTTTATGCTAACTCTCTTGCACAAAAAGTACTAGATGATCAAAGAATGAAGTTAGAACAGCAAGTTTTGTTAATAAAAATGAGACAAAATATTGAAGCCTTAAGAGCACAGGGGTTAACTGGTCAAGCTTTAATAGATTTTCAAAATTATATTGATGCCTATAATACCCTTCAGGCAGCAGCTGCAGCAGCTGACATTGGAAATCCTGGAGCTGCTGCAAATACAACATTGGGTGCTGGTGGCGGAGGAGGAGCTGCTGCAGTAATTGCTGCTCCAACTCCTGTAGCTGCTGTAACTCCAGTAACTCCACCACCACCGCCTCCTCCACCACCGCCTCCTCCACCACCTCCACCGCCACCACCTCCACCGCCACCACCGCCACCACCACCTGTTTATAGCTATTATACAAAAGCTCAATTCAATGCTGGAATAAAAGACTCAAAAGTTTCTTATGGAAATGGAAGTGAGCAGCATTACATAGCCAGAAAGTTGGGCTATTCGAATCCAACTGCTAGAACAGTAAAAGCAGACGAGATGGACAATGTTTATTGGGCTCTTTCAGAAGCAAGAAGGCAAGAGATTACAGAGTTAGTAAAAGAAGCAAGAGCCTCTACATCAAAAGCATTTTCTGGATATAACAGTGGAGGTCTTGTTGCAGGACCTGGAAATACTGACAGTATATCTGCAATGCTCACCCCTGGAGAATTTGTAGTAAGAAGATCTATGGTGGATAAATATGGAATGTCACTGCTTGAAGCAATAAATATGGGTGCTTTTAAAATGCCAAACATGCAGGAGCCTAAGTTTAGCTTTAGTGATTCTGGAAGATATGATACTGGAATTAGTGATGCAAGAGTTACTGAAACAATGTATAATAATGTATATAACTTAAATGTTAATGTTGCTGGAACAGATGCCTCACCAGACGATATTGCAAATGTAGTTATGGCAAAGCTTTCACAGCAAAATAGAGGAAATTTAAGGAGCAATAGATACTAATGGTTAGTAGTGCATATTTAAATTCTAGAAAAAAGTGGGAAAGACCACAAGCAATTATTTTTTCAAATAACTCTGGAGGAATTTTAAATGGTGTTCCACAAATTTCTGGAGTTGAAGGACAAGACTTCTTAATACTTTCTGACCATAATAGAAGTGACATTTCTTTTAATGCTAATAGAATTGAAAGTAAAAAAAGAATGGTAAATGGTCATATGCGTTCTTATCATATTGCAGATAAGATGGAGATATCTTTTTCTTATGACATGCTTCCTTCAAGATCTTACAGCAAAGATCCAGAGTTTGATGAAAATGGAATTCAAACATCAGACTCTTTGGTTCCAGATACTCCAAAAAATCCAAGACTATTTCCAGCAGAGCACACCTTGATAGAATATACAGCAGATGGCGGTGCTGGAGGATCAGAGCTATTAGAATGGTACAAAACAAATCCAGGATCATTTTATGCATTTTTATCTTACGACAAGCCTCAAAGTTTTACTGTTGGAAAATATACTAGTTTAAATAAGTATTCAGAAGTGTTAGAAGTATTTTTCTCAGACTTTAGTTACAACGTTGTCAAAAGAGGTGGGTCTAATCACGATCTATGGGACATATCTATTTCTATTGAGGAGGTATAATGTTTTCAGATAATGATTTAATTAACCATCTTAAAACAAAGAATAGTGTATCCATAGATTCCTTGGTTATTGCAGAGTGGAATCAAAATGATTTTACTAACCTTGAAAACTATGGTAACTATAGGTTTAGACCAGATGGATCAGATGTAGTATATAGAAATATTTATCCAGAATATGATCCACAAGATGTTGTAAATTCTTATACCAATGCCTTGGATTCAAACTACATTTCTGAATATAAAACAGAAGACCCAGATGAGCCAGTTACTTTTATTACAAAAGAAAGTGATAGAGAATCTTACTACTCTTTAAAGGATTGCATTAAGCCTTTTAGACCTAGATCTGGAATCAACAAGATGTTGTATTTTGGAGAGTCTAATATTAATAATACCAAGTTTGTTGACAGCTTTAGATCTGGAAGAAGACCAAGGTATTATTTTTCTTCAAGGTTTGACAACTTTAAATACTGGAACTCTTATAGAAAAGAATCTGGTCAAGAGTTTGGAATATCTAGTCAGGTTGCTACATTTTTTACCACTGATAATCCTTCTTACAAAATAAAAGACTGTGCCCCATTTGTTACTTACAAAAACAAGGTAGCTACAAATAGAATAGTCGTAAAGATGCAAACTAATCTAGCTGATCCAGCAGCAGTTGGTGTTAATGGAGACTCTCTAGTTCCTGAAGAAATTAGAAGAAACAATTCTTTAATAGCAGATCCAATGAAAGATATATCAAAATCTTCTGTTCCAAAAAAATGGAAAATACAATACCTTGATGAAAACAATAACTGGGCTGACGCAATACAGTTTGATGAAACGTCTACTAGAAGAGATGGGTCAAGAATTGTTCCTTGGGATGGATATGTAGAAGTATATTATGGAATAAAAATTCCAGAAAGATTTAGAACAAACTTTAACCTATATAGCTATTTAGATTCTTTTGATCAATTACCAGACACTAGTTTGTACAATTTTTCTAACAATACAAGAGATGGAGATGCATATATAGTTGGAGCCTCATCAACTAATGCAGGAACTCTTTATGTTTGGAGCCAGGAAGATGAAGAGTGGGCAGACTATGATGTAGAATATGGATTTTCACTATTAGAAGATGACGATACAAAAAGGCTTGGACTAGTTAAAAAAATATTAAATCCAGAATACTTTAACATTGAAGGTACTGACATCTATAGAGAATTTGCCTTTGTTAAGGGAATTAGGCTAGTTGTTGAAACTATGTATGCTCCAAATAAAACTTTTGATTTAATTGAAATATCTCCAAGACTAAAGGTTAACATAACTGATTATGTTTTAGATTATGAAATTACTAAAAACATTATGGCAACAGACTATGGTCTTCCCGTTGGAGGTCTTGTTGCTTCAACTGGAAACGTATCCTTGTCAAACCATGACGGATCTTTTACAGAGTTAAATGTTTTTGACGAAGAGGATAAAACTGGGAGCATTATTGCAAACAATCTTAAGCCACAAATTAAATTTGACTTTTATGAAGCAGTTCTTAATGTTAATGGATATGATAAATTTATTCCACTAAAAACATTTTACTCAGAAAATGCAGCTATTGCAACCAGTGGCATGGAAGATATATCTTTAGACTTAAGAGATGCATATTTTATTCTAGAATCAAATAAAGCTGCACCAATATTTTTACAAAATTGTACCCTAACCATGGCAGCAGCACTTCTTCTTGATAACATAGGTTTTAGTAACTATGTCTTTAAAAATATAACCTCTGTAAACGATCCTGTAATACCTTTTTTCTTTGTTGAACCAGACACTTCAGTTTCAGAAATTTTACAAAGACTAGCACAGTCTACTCAAACTGCAATGTTTTTTGACGAGTACAATAACTTTGTTATCATGCCAAAAGAATATTTGATGCCAGACATCTCTATTAGAGATAATAATTTAGCAATATCAGAAAGACTCACAAACTTATATGGTCAAAAAACTGATAACTTTGTTCCAAATATTGAGGCTATTGCAGGATTTGAAACAAACATTTTAAACGATGGTCAAATTAACTACACTACTAGATATATTCAAAGAGAAGTTTCAAGACTAGAGCAAGCAAGTCTTAGCCTAAGTGAAAGAACCTATGGATATAAGAGCTCTATCCTTTGGGAGCTTGGAGATCAAAAAGAATTAAGAACTATAAATCAGCCAACCGCTAATACAGGGTATGCACTTGGAGCTGTAACTTTAAATACAAGCTTACCAGACTTTGCTCCGTATGTAAGAAATCATCAAATTGTAAACAACACAATTGATGTTGGAGAAAGTGCGTTTTGGCTACCAAGGTTTCAAGGATACTTGTATGCAAATGGAGAAATTATAAGATATGATGCTCAACAGTATCACGTTGATGCCCCGTCTGCTTCTGCTACAAATGGTCTTGTTTGGATAACAAGTAATAATGAGTATCAAAAGTATTTTTCAAACTTGGTATTTAATGGAAAAATGACTCTTACAGGGCTGCTTAGAATCTATACAGAACCTTACTACGAGAATGCTTCTGGATCAAATTTTGAGAACCTTGAAGAAAATGTTAGATATAAAAACGGAGATGTTAGGTCTCATGGTAGAGGTCAGTTTGGTACTGGAATAGTAAATCACTTTGCAGGACTAAATCCTTACTGGGAAGATCCAGACAATAGAAGGTCTTTTAGAATGGACTCAGGAAATATTTATAGCACTATTCCTGCAAAATTTTTTCCCAACTTGGAACTTGAAGTGCCAATTACAACTATAATACCTTATGAATTTTATACAGACAGTGAGTTTGTTCAAGGTATTTTAAATCCTAGACTATCCTATGGAAGAGGAAGTGAGCAGCACTATATTGCCAAAGCAATGGGATACACTGATCCATTAGCATACAGCGTAAGGGCTGCAGAAATGGTAGGGGTATATAGAAATTTAAGCCCTTATAGAAAAAATGTAATTACTGGAATGATAATAAGGGCTAATTCTAGTACACAAAATGTTTTTGGATACATGTCAGGATTTAATATGACTCAAATTTCTGATGAGCCACCAAGGTACAACTACGCCATGCCACTTGGAGATGATCCAATTTCTAAAAGCCAATCCCTAGTTCATGGAAAAATTGCAAACTTTATGAAACAATCAACAAGAACAGAAGGATTTTCTAGCTATAGTCAGCAAGACACTGCTGGAATTCAGTCCTCAGCTTTAGTTTTTTCAGGACCATATCCAGTACCATCTTTAGCAAACCCAGTATTTAACAGAACAGAACTATCTGCTACTACTGAAACAGATTTAGTAAACTATGTTTATAAAAGTTTAGATACAGATTATACTCATGTTGGAACTAGAATGAGAATTATTGGAAAACAAAAAGATGACGATACTCAGTCTGCTTTAAATTCTATAAAACTATTTGATATTGATCAAAATAGTTCCACAGGAGGATTAAATGTAAAAGAGCTTTCTGGTGGAGCTGGAGGAATTGGATACATGCTAGATCCAATAACAAACTCTGGATACTACCTTGAAATTGCATCCCTTTCTTCAGATGTTTTAAAAGAGTTTACTAATAGTGGCTCAGTATCTTCTGGCTCAGTATCTTCTGGCTCAGTATCTTCTGGCTCAGTATCATATGAACCAGTTATTGAAAACATAATTTTTTATAAAGTTGAAAATAGACCATACCTTAGACAGAAAACTGGAAAAACAAATATTGCAGTTCCTAAAAAGCTTTGGGGGTCTCTTGCAAGAATTCTTGTAGATGAAGGAAAGTTTATAGGATCTGACAGGGCAACTTCTCAAGAAATTCCAGTGTACGATCTATCTTTGGATGTACAAATTTCTAGAAATGGATCAAGAATATCAAGAATAGATTTTTCCATATACTTAAACAATGTATTAATTGGAATAGTAAGTGACGAAACTCCATTACAAATGCCAGTTGATGGATTAAAAACTGGACTATTTACTAGAGGTTCAAGCAGATGTATGTTTGAAAATATTTATGCCCTAAAGAATATAAAAGAAAACGACACCCCTTTGCTTGAAAAAATTGAAGGAGCATTTTCTGCAGAATCTCTGAGAAAGTATTCCCTTCCAGCAGCAATTCAAAGAACATACATGTCTTCCATTGGAACAGAGACAAGACCAACTGTAGATTTTTATTTTGAAGAGTTTGGCACAATTTTAAGAGAATGTGCATATTTTAATATTAAGTATGACCAAGCTTATCCAGCATTAATTGCAAAAATAGTTCCCCCATTTACTGTTGAAAAATCATATGAAATTTCTGGATTTTTGCCAGGATCATATGGAGCAGAGTTTTTATTATTCAATACAACAGACAAGGCAATAGACTTGAGTGAAAATTCTACCAATAGAATTATGATTCAAGGAATAACTTTTACTCAAAATATATCAAATGTCCTTACTGTAGACGATTACTTTAAGGAACTATCGAACTTCTCTGATCCAGTTATTACAGAAAATAATTTAATAATTTCTCCAGAAAGGTCAGAAAAAATTTATGATAACATTAAGAACAGTAGGGCTATTTATGGAAACAAATCATTTTCTTTAGATTCTGTTTATATTCAAAATGAAGACTCTGCAAAAGATGTTATGAAGTGGATTCTAGATAAAACTATTAAACCAAGAAAGGTTTTTGAAATAGATACTTTTGGAACTTCTCATATACAACTTGGAGATATCGTTAAGATAGATTTTGACTTACCAGAAGGAGTTAAGCTAGTGGATGAGAACAAGAAGTTTGTAGTAATATCTGCTACATACAACAGATCTTCTTCGGATGTTCAAAGTCAATTAAGGTTGATGGAGGTTTAAACATGTCAACTTCTGTAAACTCTGCATCCCCTATGTCAGCCAACCCTTCGCCAACAACTACAAGCTCAACATCTGGTCAAAATGCTGTAAAAACTCCAACTAGAAATATTACTGACATAGCTTCCTTAGTTCCACAATATGATGCAGAATATATACAACAAGTACTTTTTGAAAATCTTTCAGCTATAGAATTGTCAAGAGTTGAAAGACACGACACTATTGAAGGAATTAATCAAAGATATTCAATTATTTCTAATCTATCTGAAATAAGAAAAAAGTACGAAGCAACAAAGCAGCTTACCATCATGGATAAGTTTCAGCCATTGACAGGAATTTATACAATAAATATTCAAGATAAAATTCCTCAAGAAGATTATATAATTTTGCAAGATCTTAATGCAGAGTATCAATATTTAGACGAGAATAACCTAGTTGTTTCTCGTGAAAAAGGATACTATTACTTTGATAGGAATGGAGATCTTGTTATAGACCTTATAAATCTAGAAAAAAATCAACAGGTAGAAATTTTAATAGACACAAATGGTACAATATATAGGGTGGAATCATGATTACAACAGATGGAAAAAATATTGTAGCTAAATATCTTTTAAACCAGGCTCCAGAATTTGCAAGTCACATTGCGATAGGAGTTGGTGGAAATGCTATTGCTACATCAGATACAGAGACTACTTTCTCTCCAACTGCAGAGTCTTTAGAATTTGAGGTTGCAAGAGTTCCAATTTTGTCAAAAGGTCTCTTAAGAGAAGATGGACAAGAAAAAATTGTTTTTAAAGCAGAGCTTCCTATTGAGCAAAGATATCAAATTACTGAAATTGGATTATATCCAGCAGCTAAAAATGCTGTGGCAGGAAATTTTGACAGTAGAATTATTTCAACTTTTAACAACACTGAGCCATGGACATACTCTAATAGTGTTAATGACTCTGGAACTATTCTTTACATTGGACCAGTTCCCATTGATCCAGTAAATATTGGAGACATAAATGTTTCTAATGAGTCCTGGGATGACTTTGTTTTTATAAATAGCAACTCTTCAATATTTGAATACTCAGATAGAATTAATAGAGGAGAGCAGCCAAGATATCTGAATAGAAGTATGATGGTTTCTGGAGACACCTCTACTGTTACAGGAACTTCAGGATCAGCTTCTTTAATAAACGTTTCTAGCAGTACTTCTTATTATATTGAAAACAATTCCATTAACTTAAACTTGGGAAAAAATCTTCCTACTGATAAAATAAAATTAGCATTTTCAGTAGTAAGCATTGCAAGAGAAGAGGTAGAAGCTCTTCCTCCAAGCAATGTTAAAATTAGATTAGAATTTTTAAATAACTTAGGACCTTCTATAGCAAAGTCTTATGTAAATATTGTGCTAACAGATGAAGATTTAAAAGCTCTTGATGAAGATAGAGAAATGAGATATCAAGTTGTTACAAAAAATCTTTCCGAATTTACTACTACTGAAAATTTCTCATGGTCATCAATAACTGGTATAAGAATATATACATGTATTCATGATGATGAAAATATTGAAACTGGAGAACACTACGTTTTATATGACGGTATAAGATTTGAAAATACTTCTAGTTACAACCCCCTTTACTCCTTGGTAGCTGCTGAATATATCAAAACATTGGATCAAAATCCAGTTTTAAAGAAAGAAAACTCTATAAGTTATATAGAGTATAGGTTTGGCATAGGAGTTTCCTAGTGGCAGAAATAAGAATTCCTGTAGAAAAATTGCCTCCTCCAGATAAGAATGGAGACCATGCAATTCAATTTAGAGTAATATCTGTAGATAAAAACCAGTGGTCAGCTTGGTCTCAACTTTATATTCTTAAAAGTATTGGGCAATATAGACCTTTAGAGTCAGATATTGTTGCAATTATTTCTGATGATGAAGTTACTTTAACTTGGGATACTCCAACTATATATAATTACGATGGAACTTCAGATGCAGTTGTAATACAGGAAGACGAAAGCGTTCTTGTAAATTCTGCATCAGTTGTTGTTCACAATCATTCTCAAAACTATAAACAGCACGATACAGATGTTTTTGTTCAGTGGGGAGGATCAGCAATGGGTAATTTTCAATATCACGACAGAGTTTCTGCTGATACTACTAGCATTGTTATTCCAAACGAGTCTGCTTCTGTAAGAGTTTTTGGCGTAGTTGCTTTAAAAGATATACCTCAGCCATACACCTTTGAAGCATCTGCTAGTTATCAAGAAAGACTTGACGAGTATCTTGGAATATCTGGATCAACTCAAGGAGTCTATGATTTGTTTAAAGTTTTTGATACAGGAGTTCAGTCACTAAGCTGATATAATTAAGTAGGAGAAAAAAATGGCACAAATTGAAACACCAGATAGAGGTCAACCACTTGACATATCTTATCTATATAGAATAGTTAATGAAATAAACAATGTTTCTTCATTAATTGGCAGAACTATTTCAAAAATTAAGTACAGAGATACGGCTACTCCATCTCTCGTACCAACATCAAGCTTAACTTTTTATGCAGAAACACAAAAAATTATTGATGCTAACCTGTCTGTTCAGCCAAATGCTCCAGCCTCATTTGACTACTCTGGAATATTTAGAACCACTCCAATCGTTATTTGTTCAGTAACCTCTGTACTTGGTGTTTCCAATCTTTATGCAGTTTTGAGTGGAGTTACACAAAACTCTTGCCAGGTAAATGTTTTCTCATCTTCAACAAGTGGTGCTTTTTCTGCAGATGTTTCCATCTTGGTAATTGGTGAAAGAATTAGTTCTTAGGCAGATAAAATGTCACAGCCACAGGATAAAATAAATCCTTGTAAAAAAATATTCTTTTTAAATGGGGATCTAATAAAAGTATTTCATATTAATAAAAGTAGCAATATTGTAAACTTTTTTAATGTAACTCAGGATAAGGAACAAAGTATGCTATATTCTGATTTTAAGAAACATAGAAAAAGGGCTTACACGATAGCAAATACTGCAAGACTTTTAAATAGATCAAGAGTTCAGTTTCAAAGAATTATTGCTAATGGCTTGATTCCTGAACCTATAGGTGATAGTATTGGTGGAGAAAGAGGTTTTCAAATTAATGCTTATTATTCTGAAGACCATGTGTTTGAAATTAGAGAAATTATGACAACAGTTCATGGTGGTAGACCTAGAAAAGATGGTAGGATTACCCCTAGAAACGTACTAACAGAGCAAGACTTGCGTTCCAGAATGGGAGATGCTATAATGCTTTATACGAAGACATCGGATGGGCGTTTCATTCCGACTTGGCAAGAAGAGACATGGTAGGAGACCAAAATGTCAGAAACAACAAATGTTTCAGTAACACTAGGATATACACTTAATCTTGGAAATTTTCAAAGTCTAAGAATTGATATTGGAATTACAGATTTTGTTCGTAGTGGAGAAAATACAGATCAGGCTCTTGATAGAGTATATGAGTTTGTAGAAAATAAAGTAATTCAAAAGGTTGAAGAAGCTAAGAAAGAACTAGAGGACTAGTGGCGGATAAGAAAGATCGCTTTGCACTAATATCTAGATATAAGAAATTACTTAAAGAAAAAAACTTAAACGAAGAAAACATCAACATTCACATCCAGCAGTGGGCTGCAGACTCGTTGATCGAATCATACGGTATAGAGCAAAGTTATGATCTGATTGAATACTATGTCAGTGTGTCTGCATCCCCAACTTGGAAATGGTTAGTAAATAATGCTGATAAAGTTTATGATGCAAAAAGAATTAAAGAAGAGGATCTTGCAACAAGAAAGTTGTTAAGAGAACAAGCAAAGGAATGGCTAAATAGGTAATGTCTGATTTAGAAGCAAAGGTACTATCTGCAGTTTTAAATGATAAGCAAATTCATGTGCTGTTTCAGGCAAACCCAGATACTTTGTTTAGAACTCATAAAGACGTATGGGACTTTATAAAAAATTATTATGAGCAAAACTCTACAGTTCCAACACAGTCCCTTTTGGTAGAAAAGTTTAGAGACTTTCATCCTGTAGGAGAAATTGGCACAACAAAGCATCACCTAGAAGAGTTAAGAACTCAATTTTTAGAAGACCATTTAAGAAATGCACTAATGACCAGTGCAAAGCAATTGAATGAGCATCAGCCAATCGAAGCTCTTAATTCAATAATTTCAAAAACATCAGACCTTAAAAGAATCAGCTCTGATGTAAGAGATATTGATGCAACAGATGTAGAAGATGCTTCTGCACACTTTATACACATTAAGGAGTTAAGTGAAAAAGGCATACATGGTGTTAGAACAAATCTTGCAGGTTTTGATAACTACTTACCTGGTGGTATTGCTCCTGGTCAGTTTGGTATTCTCCTTGCTTATCCTGCCATTGGTAAGTCTTGGCTCGCTATTTTTATGGCTGTACAGGCGTGGAAGGCTGGGAAAAAGCCACTAATAGTTTCTCTTGAAATGACAGAAAAAGAAGTAAGAAATCGTGTCTATACAATTATGGCTGAAGGATATTTTTCACACAGAAAATTAAGTGCAGGTATGATTGATATTGAAGGATTTGAAAATTGGGCTAAGCAAAATTTAAAAGACAAGCCACCATTCTATATTATTTCTAATGATGGTCTTGCAGACGTTTCTCCCTCTGTTATTAGAGGAAAGATAGATCAGTATTCCCCAGATGTAGTATTTGTTGATTACATTCAGCTAATGAATTCAAATCAAGGAAATGATAATGAGGTTGTAAAGATTAAGAATATCTCTAGAGAGTTAAAGGTTCTTGCAATTTCTTCTCAAGTTCCAATTGTTGCAATTGCCTCTGCTACACCTGACGATGCAACTGACATGAATAGCGTTCCCTCACTTGGTCAAGTTGCCTGGTCAAAGCAGTTAGCATATGATGCTGACTGGGTTTTGGCACTTGGTCGTGCTACTGGAAGCACAATTCTAGAATGCATCTTTAGAAAAAATCGCCATGGATTCTGTGGAGAATTTATGGTAGATATTGACTTTGACTCAGGTCGCTTTATTTACAAGGATTTTGAATAAAAGTAGTTAATTTCATTGATATAATTGATAGTATGTACGCTCATAAGTCAATAAAAAGATTTAGCCTTGATGGTGAAATTTATGATGATTCCCATATTGTAAGGCTAAAAGAGCAGTACTACAACATGATTGTTGCTGGAATGAAATCTGATGGATATGTTCCAAGATATGACATTGACACAGACTTTACAATTAGTTATAATGGTAAGACGTTTAATTTTGAGATATCAATATATGGCGTATATGTAGGAAAGAGAACAGCAGAGTGTATATCAGGGATAGACAAAAACAAGCCAGTGATGGCTTCCTCTACTCAGAGGATCAAGTCAGAAGAAGTCTGCTAGCTGCAGGTATTGATGTAGTCTATGAAGTAGAATCTGACTTCATAATCTTTTGTCCCTATCATAATAATTATAGATCTCCTGCTGCAGAAATTTCAAAAGAAAGCGGATTGTTTTATTGCTTTGGATGTCAAGAATCTCATTCTTTAATTGAAGTAGTTATGCATGTAACTAAAAGATCATATTTTGAATCTGCAAGAATGATTGATTCTAAATCAGAAAATGTTAATTTTATTGAAAGCATAGAAGCAAAGCTTAATAAGAAACCAGACTTTGTTGAATTTGATATTGAATTAGTTAAGAGGCTAAACACATCTGCACTTAATTCACAAAGAGCTGCAAGCTACTATCTTGGTAGGGGAATTACGAAAGATAGTGTTGAAAAGTATCTGCTTGGATACTCTGAGTCTCAGGATATGGTTACTATTCCAGTACACTCTCCAGATGGAATGTGTCTGGGATTTGTTGGCAGGTCTATAGAAGGAAAAGAGTTTAAGAATACTCCAGGACTTCCAAAAGCTAAAACAATGTTTAATTTATTTAGAGCAAAAAGATTTGATAAGGTTTTTGTTGTAGAGTCATCCTTTGATGCAATACGCCTAGAACAGGCAGGAGCACACGCTGTAGCCACTTTGGGAGCTTCTGTGTCAGGTAAACAGAGGGAACTTTTAAAGCAGTATTTTAATAATGTAATTATTTTAGGAGATAACGATGATGCTGGAAGAGAGATGGCTAAAAAACTATCAAACATTTTGGGATCAAGTGCAATTAATGCAAGTCTTCCAGAGTCAGTAAAAGATGTATCAGATTTATCAGATGAAGATCTAAAAAAGTTTGTGTCACAATTTGACGATCTAGTAGCAAATGTGTTACAATAGTAAAACTGTCCATGTATAGGACAAAATATTAGGAGAAATAGTATGGCAATTGTAAAAGGGCTAAAGAATATCGAAGCAATGCTAGATAAGCCAAAATTTGAAAATAACGGTCCACGAGTAACGTGGCTAAAACTAGAAGATAATCAGAGTGTATCCGTTCGTTTTGTTAACGAACTTGATGCAGACTCCCCAAGCTATGACGAAAAGAATGGTCTTGCCATTGTCGTTTCTGAGCACACAAATCCAAAGGACTATAAGCGTAAGGCAGCTTGTTCTGCTGAAAGTGAAGGTCGTTGCTTTGGTTGCGAAATGCACAGAAAAGACATGAAGGCTGGCTGGAGAGCACGTCTACGATTCTACATTAATGTTTTAGTTGATGATGGAGTTAACGATCCTTACATCGCTGTATGGAGCATGGGTGTGGCAAAGTCTGCAACTTTTGATACAATTCGTGAATACGTTCAAGACTCGCAAAGTCTTTCAAGCATGACATGGAAGCTAAAGCGAAATGGTAAGGGAACTGAAACAACCTATATTCTAATTCCAATTAAGCAGGATGAAGAAAAGTTTGATTGGTCTAAGCAAGAAATCCCAGACCTTGAGGCAGTAGTAAGAGAAGTTCCTTACGCTGAGCAAGAGTCTTTCTATCTTGGCTTTGACAATCCATCCGTATCTACTTCTGTAGATTGGTAATTGTGGTGGGGGAGAAGTACTCCCCCACCCTTTATAACTGAAAGGTTAAAATGACTTACGTTCCACTACACGTTCACACACACTACTCTCTAATGGATGGTGTTGCAACTCCAGAAGAGTATGCAAAACGTGCTTCTGAAATTGGGCTATCAGCAATAGCAATAACTGACCATGGCGTTCTGTCTGGTCATAGACCTATGTACAGGGCTGCAAAAGCAAATGGCATTAAACCAATTTTAGGAATTGAAGGATACATAACTGCAGACAGATTTGATAACAGAGATAAGTCTGAAAGAACAGATCCCCTAGACATGGTATATAACCATATTGTTCTTCTTGCAAAAAATGACAAGGGTTTAGAAAATTTAAATAAACTTAATGAACTTGCTTGGACTGAAGGATATTATAGAAAGCCAAGAATTGACTTTGAAATCCTATCAAAGTATAAAGAGGGAATTATAGTTTTATCAGCATGTATGAGTGGACTTCTTGCAAAAGCAATTGAGCATAAAGAATATGCTGCTGCTAAAAAACACATGACCTGGTTTAAAGAAACTTTTGGTGAAGATTTTTATGTAGAAGTTATGCCACATAACTCTGCAGAATTAAATAAAGAACTTCTTGAAATGGCTGATATCTATGATGTAAAGCCAGTAGTAACTCCTGACTGCCACCACTCTGATAAAAGCCAAAAGGTCATTCAAGAAATGATGCTACTTTTAAATACACACGCAAAGATTAATAAAGAATCTACTTTTGATAAGGCTTCAAAGATTGAAGACCCAATGAAAAGACTTGACTATTTGTACGGTGAAGATAGAATAATGTCTTTTAGAAGTTTTGACATTCACTTACTTTCTTATGAAGAGATTAAATCAGCAATGCAACAACAAGGTATTAAGCGTGAAGACATTTATGAAAATACTGTTGAGATTTCAAATAAGGTAGAAGAGTATACTATTAAGAGTGGCTTAGACCTGCTTCCAATAAACGTTGAAGATCCAGATAACGAGCTGCTCGCACTTGCATCTAGAGGACTAGTCTTAAAAGGTTTGTCTGAAAACAAGGAGTACTTAGATAGATTAAATCTAGAACTTGATGTTATCAAGAGTAAAAACTTTTCACCATACTTTTTAGTTGTTCATAATATGCTTAACTGGGCAAAAGATCAGGGTATCATGGTGGGTCCAGGTCGTGGTTCAGCAGCAGGTTCTTTGGTTTGTTATGCGTTGGGAATTACAGAAATTGATCCAATTGAATACGGTCTTTTGTTTTTCCGTTTTATTAATCCAGATAGAGATGACTTCCCTGATATTGATTCTGATATTGCAGATGATAGAAGAGATGAAGTAAAAGCATATCTTGAACGTGAATATAAAAACGTTGCATCCATTGCTACATTCCTTGCATTTAAAGATAAAGGTGTTGTTAGAGATGTTGCTAGAGCTTTCAACATTCCCCTTAATGATGTTAACAAGGTTCTTAAGGGTGTAGACAGTTGGGATGATTTTACAAGGTCAACCAATGCTCAATGGTTTAGAATGAAGTATCCTGAAATTGTTAAGTATGGAGAGCAACTGCGTGGAAGAATTCGTGGAACTGGAATTCATGCTGCAGGTGTGGTTACTGCAAAAGATTCAATCTTTAAATATGCCCCACTTGAAACAAGAATTGCACCAGGAAGCAAGGAAAGAATCCCTGTTGTTGCAGTTGATATGGAAGAGGCTGCAGAGATTGGACTAATTAAGCTTGATGTTTTGGGTCTCAAAACCCTAACTGTAATTGACCAAACTATTAAAACAATTAAAGAACGTCACGGAATTGATATTGACTTAAAGAAAATACCCCTGAATGACAAGAAAGTCTTTGAGATGCTCTCTGAGGGTCGTACAAAGGGTGTCTTTCAATGTGAAGCAACTCCTTACACAAATCTATTAGTTAAAATGAGAGTTAATAATTTTGACGAACTAGTTGCATCAAATGCACTGGTTAGACCAGGTGCTATGAATACAATTGGAAAATCATATATTGCTCGTAAGCATGGCAGAGAGATGGTTGAATACATTCATCCCTCTATGAATGATTATCTAAAAGATACTTATGGATGTGTTTTGTATCAAGAGCAAGTTATGCAAGCCTGTGTAGTTCTTGGTGAAATGACAATGGTTGAAGCTGACAAAGTTAGAAAAATTATTGGTAAGAAAAAAGATGCTAAAGAGTTTGACATATTTAAAGATAAGTTTGTTAAGAATGCAGAAAAGCATATTGGAATTAGAGCAAGTGATCTTTGGCACGACTTTGAAGCACACGCTGGGTATTCTTTTAATAAGTCTCACGCTGTTGCCTATTCCACACTTTCTTATTGGACTGCTTGGCTGAAGTATCATTACCCTATTGAGTTTATGTTTTCATTGTTAAAGAGTGAAAAAGATAGTGACACCCGTACTGAATATTTAATTGAATCTAAACGCATGGGGCTATCTTTAAAACTTCCTCACATTAATGAGTCTGACTCAGATTTTAAAATTGAAGGTAAGGGTATTAGATTTGGACTTGCTGCAATTAAGTGGCTTTCTGAAGGAGTAGCAACTAAGATTATTTCAGGCAGACCCTTTGAATCTAAAGAGCAGTTTAAAAAATTTGCAATGCAAAAAGGTAGTGGAATTAATTCAAGAGCAGTAGAGGCACTAGATCTTATTGGTGCTTTAACATTTGAAGATAACCCTAGAAATGAAGTTAAGGTAAGAGAAAATCTTTATGAATATCTAAATCTTCCAGAACTAAATACAAGTGTTCCACAACATTATTATGCATACATAGATCTTGTAGAAGACTTTGATGAGCAAGGTGTTTTTGTTTTGCTTGGTATTGCAAAGAACATTAAGCGTGGCAAGGGTTGGTCAAGAGTAGAGATCATGGACTCTACTGGTGTAATTGGAATATTTGATGATGAAGAGACTAAGATTGAGCCAGGAAGAACTTATCTAATCCTTGCAGGTGCAAATAGAATTTCTGAAGCTATTCCAATTGATGAATTAAAAGACCATAAGGAAAGTCCTCTTATAAAGTTTTTAAACTATAAGCAGATTCCATTTGCAAACGATGAGCACTTTGTGCTATCATTTACTCCTAGAGTTACTAAGGCTGGAAAAAGAATGGCTAACATGATTGTTGCTGACAGTTCAAGAGAGATGACTGCTGCAATGGTGTTCCCAACAATGTTCTCTACTGGATATATGAAGTGTCAGCCTGGAAAAGTAGCAAAGATTAATTTTGGTGAAACAAAAGAAGGAACTATTACATTGAAGGAAGTATTATAAATGGCTATCGTAATTGATGAATTTGCAGCAGTACTACATGCAAATGCAAGGGACAAGGGTTTTTGGGATGATAACAATGGAACTATATTTTATCTAAAGCAACTTGCAATGGTGCACTCAGAAGTGTCTGAGGTGCTTGAGGCAATACGCAAGGAGAAGGGTGATGATCAAGTGGTAGAAGAACTAGCTGACATCATTATTAGAGTCTTAGACTTGTATGCTGGTTTAGTTAGAGACGGATATACAGAATTGTCTCTCGAAGAGTCTTTAAAGAATAAGGCTAAAATAAATACAGAACGCCCAAAGATGCACGGTGTGCTAGCATGAGTAAAATAGACCTAGATGATTTCTTATCTCAATTAGATCCAAAGTTGCGTAAAAAAATTACAAGTGGTAACACCATTGAAATAACTAAACAAAAGACCCCCAGTATTAGTTTAAACAATGCCCTTAAAGGTGGCTTTGGATATGGTCGTCAGGTTCTTATTTGGGGAAATAAGTCTGCAGGTAAATCTTCGTTCTGTTTGCAAATGATTGCTGATGCACAAAAGGATGGAAAGGTATGTGCCTGGATTGATGCAGAAGCATCCTTTGATCCAGAGTGGGCAAGAAAACTTGGAGTAGATGTTGACCAACTTATTTATTCAAATGCTAGAAGTATGAATGAAATGGTAGATGTTGGAGTCCAGTTAATGAAAGCTGGGGTAGACATTTTAATTGTTGATTCTATTTCTGCACTTCTTCCTGCTATATATTTTGAAAAAGATTCAGAAGAATTGAAACAGTTAGAAAACACTAAGCAAATTGGTGCAGAGGCAAGAGACATGACGAATGCAGTAAAGATGCTAAACTATGCTAATAACAATGATAAGCCCACTCTTCTTGTTTTAATTTCTCAACAAAGAAATAACATTGGTGCAATGTTTGCATCACACCAGCCAACTGGAGGTCATGCCGTTAAATTCTTTAGTAGCACAATTGTTAAATTGTGGTCAAGTGAGTCTGACAATCAAGCGATCAAGGGAAAGATAGTTTCAGGAGATAAGGTTATCGAATCTAAGATTGGTCGTGTAGTTAACTGGCATGTTGATTTTAACAAAACTGGTCCAGCATTTGTTGCAGGTTCTTATGACTTCTATTTTGATGGAGAAGGTTCTATGGGGGTTGATAAGGTTGCAGACCTTGTTGATACTGCAGAGCTTGTGGGTGCAATTCAAAAGGGTGGTGCTTGGTATACTGTTGGAGAAGAAAGACTTCAGGGTAGGGCAAAAGTTATTGAATGGCTAAAAGAAGATCCCCAAAGAGTTTTAGACTTAGAAGCAAAACTAAATGTATAAAAACTTTTCTGAATACAGGGGAAAATTCTCTTGCCACTCATGCAAACAATTAGTGCTGATTGCAAGATTTTATAGCGAAGATATGAAGCTAACTTGGCTTTGTTCAAATAGACACATGTCTGAAGTTATTTTAACAAGGGGGGCATAGTGAGTGAACGTGCTGAGCTTAAAAGAGCAGGGCTAAAAGCTCACAAGAATTCTGGTAGAGGTGCTGTCAAAGCTGACGGTAGTGATGATGAATTTGTTGTAGATGTAAAAGAGTATAGTAAATCATTTTCTATTAGCCAAGATAACTGGGCTAAGATTGTTACTGATACTTTAAAAGTAGATAGATCAAAAAATCCAGCACTAATGTTAGTAATTGGTGAAGGTAATAAAAAAGTTAGACTTGCTGTTATTGAATGGGAAGTGTTTGAAGAATTGAGGAATAATGGAAACAACAGTTGAATTATTAAATCAGGTAAATGGATTTAATGAAATATCTGAGCATATGCAAGATGAGGAATTAACTCAGACTCTTGCTCTTGTTGCAAAGCTTATTTCCAAGCCAGATGTTCCAGCATCAATTGGAGTAGAACTAATTGTAAAACTGCAAGCATACTCTGCTAAATTTGCAATGCTCGCTTCCTGGTATACTAATGTTAAGAAAGATGAAAGAGCAAAAAAGAATATATACTATTCAGCTAAAGAAGCAACGGATAGACTAGTGGATGCATTAAAATATGCAGTTAGGATTAACAATGGCTAAAAGCCTTATTAACAAGTTGGTTGAAAAACCAAAGAAGAGTGAAGAGAATTTAATTGATAGTCAAGCAATTGTTGACAAGATTAAAGAAGGATATGCTTTACAAAGAAAGTCATCTTTTAAAAAGAGAGATAGCTTTACCCCATCAACGCTTACTTATGGTGCAGGTAAGTGTCCTAGATTTTGGTATTTATGGTTTGAAGGAAATGAATCTGATGTAAAGACAGACTGGTACTCAGTTGCAAACATGGACAGTGGTACGGATCGTCATGGTCGTATTGAAAAAGCCATGGAGTCTGCAGGTATCTTGGTAACAAATGAAGAGCGTTTGACTTATCAAGATCCTCCAATTTCTGGTAGAACAGATGCAATTATTAAGTGGAATGACATGGACATTCTTACTGAAATTAAAACACTTAACGAAGATTCTTTTCATTATCTAAATGTAAAGGGGGAGGCAAGAAAGTATCACGTTGAACAGCTTCTTATCTATATGAAGATTTTAAAGAAGAGCTTTGCTTTCCTTGTTTATGAATCAAAGAATAGCCATGAGCTTTCCATGTTCCCTGTTAAACTAAGTGAGCATTACAAAAACTTTATAAACTACTTCTTTGATTGGATGAGAGAAGTTAAGAAAGCTTCTGACGATGGTCTTCTTCCTGAAAATCCTTATCGTTCTAACTCCAAGGTGTGCAAGGGTTGTGATTTTGAAACAGTTTGTCGCACAAAGCCAAAGGGTGATATTAAGATAGCTCCAAGGAAAGACCTTGAATAAATTTTGTAAACTATGCGATAAACAATTTGAAACAAATAATAAGAATCAAATATATTGCTGCTCTGATTGTAGATCTAATGCTACTAAGGAAAAAATTTTACAAAGGTATAAGGTTTCTAAAGTAAAGTCTCGTGCAAACAAATCAAGGAAATGTGCTGGTGGATGCGGTATTGATATTAGCATTTACAATGATGTTGGTTTTTGCAACATCTGCATGATGAGTAAGAAAAAACTTGATCAAGCTTTAAAAGATATAAAAGGACTTTTTGATTATGAGCAAAAGTAGTTGGAAAGATATTGGTAAGCCAAAAAGATTTATGTCAATAGACGCTTCCTCTACTTCTGCTGCCTTTGCAATATTTGAAAACAGTGAATTGGTAAAGTTTGGAAAGATTAATTTTACTGGAAACGATCATTATAAAAAAGCTGGAGATGCTTGTAAAAAGCTAACTCCATTGTTTAAAACATTTGATGTTGAGGCAGTTGTAATAGAAAATACTATTTTTGCAAACTCTCCAAAGACATCTATGCAATTAGCACTTGCACAGGGTGCTATTGTTAGTGCAGCATACATTAATGGGGTGAAGGAAATATATCCATGCGTACCAGTTGCTTGGCAAAACTGGATTGGAAACAAGGTTCTAACAAAAGAAGAAAAGTTTGAACTAAGAAAGAAGACTCCTGGAAAATCAGAATCTTGGTACAAAGGCAAGGAAAGAGAGTTCAGAAAGAATAGGACTATTAGACTTGTTAATATAGAATTTATGACTGATGTAGATGACAACGATGTTGCTGATGCAATTGCAATTGGATGGTACTCTACAAACAACTGGAATAAAATAACTAAACTTGACTCATAAAGGATATAATGATATTATGAAAATGTACACTAATGAAAATTGGCTTAGAAAAAGATTCTTAATGGATAAAAAAACTCCAGAAGAGATTGCAAAAGAATGTGGAGTTTCACTTGAAACTATATATGTTTATCTTGGTAAGTTTGGATTGAGAAAGAGTAGAAGGAAGTAATGGCTGAATACCCATCAGAAGCATTCTTTGTAAATAAGAATGAAGAAAAGATTAAAAAGATTTTTGAACTTTCTAAAACTGCACCAGCTGGATACAGTATCCTTGCTGCCTGTTTAGATATTACAGAAATGTTGCTAGAAAAGAATGTAGCATACGGAAACTCTGCTCTTAATCCTATTCGCATCTTTAGCAACGCAGACGATATGGAGCAGTTAAATGTTCGTATTGATGATAAGTTAAATAGAATTAAAAATAAAAAGCTGTATGCAGGTGACAATGACGAAGATGATTTAATTGGATACCTATTGCTAAAGAAGGCTAAAAAGCGTGGCTAAAAGAAAAATTACTTACATAGATCGTTTTGAAAGAAAGTTTTCTATGGTAACTGAAACTGGTCACGAAGTAAACAAGGGTGACTTAATAAAGATTGTTGGGGAACATGGAGCTACTTTTAAGTTTCAATGCCTAGTCAAAAATCCTGAAAATGGTGTAGAATGGATAGACTGCTTTCAAATGCTAAAGGATATGTCTGGACCAACTAGGTCTTTTTATCCTGACAGAGTTAAGGCAGTAAAGAAGAGAGGTAAACGTGTCAAGCGAAGCAGCACTAGTTGATCATTTAGATCTTGTTAATAAGGTTGCATCAGAATACCTAAAAGGTTCAGATGCTTCAGAGATTGCAAAAACTTTAAGTCTTCCAAGAGCAAAGGTAACAGAGTTACTTACTGACTGGAGAGTAATGGCTGCAAACAATCAAGCTATTCATGCTCGTGCAAAAGAGGCTCTTGCAGGTGCAGACCAGCACTACTCTTCGCTAATTAAAAAGGCTTATGAAGTTATTGACTCTGCAGATCAAACTGCAAATCTAACAGCCAAAACAACATCTATTAAACTTATTGCTGACATTGAAAGCAAAAGGCTTGAGATGCTACAAAAGGCAGGTCTGTTAGATAACCAAGAGTTGGCAGATGAACTTTTAGAAACAGAAAGAAAGCAAGAAATTCTTATATCTATTCTAAAAGAAGTAACATCTTCTTGCGAAACCTGTAGACCAAAGGTTCTTAAAAAGCTTTCTCAGGTTAATGAGGGTGGAGTTGTTATAATTGACAATTGATATTAGTGACTTTATGGAGGCTCTTGATGAGTCACCTTTTGCAGAAACTCCTGTTGATGTTGTAACTTTTGTTACTGGAGAAAAGTTTTTAAATCAGCCAGACCTATCTGAGTATCAATACACCCTTGTTGAATGTATGAGTCAAATTTTTGAAGAAAAAGATTTGATTAGATTTATGGGAGAAGAGGCTGGTAAAGAACATTATAAAAAATATACCAAGAGCGAGATTATCATGCAGCTTGGAAAAGGTAGCGGAAAAGACTACACCTCTACAGTAGGATGTTCTTATTTAGTTTATAAGCTACTATGCTTAAAAGATCCATCAAGATATTTTGGCAAACCATCTAATGATGCTATTGATATTATGAATGTTGCTATCAATGCTCAACAGGCTAAGAATGTTTTCTTCAAAGGATTTAGAAGTAAGATAGAAGGATCTCCGTGGTTTGCGGGAAAGTTTTCTGCTCCAAAAATTGATAGTATTGAGTTTGACAAAGCAATTACCGTTTACTCTGGTCACTCTGAAAGAGAGTCTGCTGAAGGTTTGAACTTAATGCTTGCAATCCTTGATGAGATTTCTGGCTTTGCAATGGAGTCTGCAAGTGGAAACGATCATGCTAAGACGGCTGATAATATTTATAAAGCATTTCGTGGATCTGTTGACTCACGTTTTCCAGACTTTGGAAAAGTTGTTCTATTGTCATTCCCTCGTTTTAAAGGTGACTTTATTTCAACAAGGTATGAAGATGTTATTGCAGAAAAAGAAACTGTGGTTAGGTCACATGAATTTATTTTAAACCCTGCCCTATCAGAAGATGATCCTCAAAATAAGTTTACTGTAGAGTGGGACGAGGATCATATCAACTCATACAAGCTCCCTGGAGTTTTTGCACTTAAGAGACCAACTTGGGAAATTAATCCAACAAGAAAAATTGAAGATTTTAAGTTAGCATTTTTTACAGATATGGCTGATGCACTAATGCGTTTTGCCTGTATGCCAACTACATCATCTGATGCATTTTTTAAGAACAGGGAAAAGCTAGGGATGGCTTTTAAAAAGAATAATCCAATTGATAGTGCAAAAAGAATAGAAGAATCTTTTGTTCCAGATGCAGAGACAACATACTATGTTCATGCTGACCTTGCTCAAAAACATGATAAGTGTGCTGTAGCAATATCCCATGTTGACAAGTGGGTAAGCGTACAGTCTTTTAATGGATATGAACAAGTAGTTCCATTCGTTGTTGTTGATGCGATAGTTTATTGGGAGCCAAGGAAAGAAGGTCCAGTAGATTTATCAGAAGTAAAAAACTGGATCATTAATCTTAGAAGACTTGGATTTAATTTAGGAATGGTTACTTTTGACCGTTGGAATTCTTTTGACATTCAAAGAGACTTGACAAGTGTTGGAATTAAAACAGAAACTCTTTCGGTAGCTAAAAAGCACTACGAAGATCTTTCTATGCTGGTTTATGAAGAAAGAGTTGTTCTTCCTCAAATAGATTTATTACTTGAAGAAATGCAGGAACTTAGAATTATGAATAATAATAGAGTAGATCACCCTAGAAAGAAGTCTAAGGACCTTGCAGATGCTATGTGTGGCTCAGTATATAATGCAATTAGTCATACAAGAAGAGAAAAAATTCAGGAAGTAGAAGTTCATACTTATAAGTCTCGTCCAAAGGTTGACAAGGACGATGAAAAAATGGTACAATCGAAACCTGAAATGACAGAAGATATTAAAGAATATCTTATGAACTTTAATTTAATTTAGTAGAAATGGAAAATAATGAGTAAGAGAGTTCTTTTAACTGGTGCTAGTGGTTTTGTTGGAAGCCATGTATTGAGACACCTATTGGTTAACACAGATTGGTTTATTGTTTGTCCAACTACATTTACACACAAAGGTTTGACAGATAGAATTAACGTTGCTTGTGACGATTTTCCAGATGCTTACAAACGTATCAAGGTAATTAAGACAGACTTAACAGCTCCAATTTCTCCAGTAACTTATCATGCATTTGGAGAAATTGATTATGTTATAAATGTTGCTAGTGAAAGTCATGTTGATAGAAGTATTGAAGAGCCTACTCCTTTTATCTTAAACAATGTTTCTTTAATATGTAATCTGCTTGATTGGGCAAGAGTTTCAAAACCAGAAAAGTTTTTGCATATATCAACTGATGAAGTTTATGGTCCAGCTCCAAAGGGACACGCTCACAAAGAATGGGTAGATCAATACTTCCCAAGCAATCCATACTCTGCTTCTAAAGCAGCACAAGAAAGCATTGCGTTTTCATACTGGAGAACATACGGTGTTCCAGTTGCAATTACAAACACAATGAATATTATTGGAGAAACTCAGGATACCGAAAAGTTTATGCCAATGGTAATTAAAAAGGTTCTTAATGGCGATACAATGAAGATACATGCATCTCCAGAGGGAGAAGTTGGAAGTCGCTTTTATCTACATGCTAGAAATCAAGCAGATGGTCTTTTGCACGTTCTTAAGCAGCACTTCCCAGCCTACGGAGAATCTGATGTTCCAGCAAAGTTTCACATTGTTGGTGAAAGAGAAGTTGACAATTTAGAAATGGCTCAGTTAATTGCTTCAGCAGTAGGAAAGCCTTTACGCTATGAGTTAGAAGACTTTCATTCATCACGTCCAGGACACGATCTAAGGTACGCCTTGGATGGAAAAAAGATAGCTGACACAGGATGGGTATCACCAATGCCACTAGAAGAATCTATTAGAAAGACAGTTGAGTGGACTCTTAAGCATCCAGAATGGCTTAATTTGTGAAAGAGTACTTAGTTAACAACGACATTTGTTTTGATGATATCTTAATGGTTCCACAGTACTCAGAGGTAATAAGTAGATCTTTGGTGGACTTAAAAATGCATACTGGTGGATACACATGGTTAGACCTACCAGTAATTGCTTCTCCTATGGATACTGTTTGTGAAAAAGATATGGCAATTGCAATTGCTGAATCTGGTGGTATTGGAATTATTCATAGATTTATGTCAGTAAAAAATCAGATAAAAATGGTTGAACAGGTTTTTAGCCATAAGAATCTTGGACTTCCTGTTGGTGCAGCTTTGTCAACTAACTTTATTGAAGAGCATGTTGATAAGTTAATTAAAGCAGGAGCTTCAATGCTTTTAATTGATACTGCTAATGGTCATAGTAAAGTAGCAATTGATGCAGTTGCTAGGCTTAAAAACCTTGTTGAAGATTCTGTTCATATTATGGCTGGAAATGTTGCTACCGTTGAAGGTTATATTGCATTAGATTCTGCAGGTGCTGATTCTATTAGAGTTGGCATTGGTGGAGGTAGCATGTGCACAACAAGGATTGTATCTGGTCATGGTATTCCAACACTATCTTCAATTATAAACGTGCGAGAGGCAAAAGATAAGTTTGGCTTAAATGCTGCTATTGTAGCAGATGGTGGCATTAGAAATACTGGAGACATGGTTAAAGCATTTGCAGCAGGAGCAGACTCCGTGATGCTTGGCTCAATGTTGGCTGGTACTGATGAATCTCCAGGATCTTTACATTTTAAAGGTGATAAAAAATTTAAAGTATTTAGGGGAATGGCTAGTAAAGAAGCTAATAAAGATAAAGACATTGCAGTTGCAGAAGGAATCTCTACAATGATTCCATACAAAGGATCTGTAAAAGATATTTTTAAAGATATTAAGGGTGGCATTGGAAGTGGATGCTCCTATAGTGGAGTAGACTATCTTTGCAATTTATATCAAGAATCTATGTATGTTAGGGTATCGCCACTAACTGTAAAGGAGTCAATGCCACATGGAAAATAATGAAGAAATAAATGAGCAAGAACTTTCAGAAATGATTGAGTACCTTATTGAACTAGGTGCTATGGAAATTATGGGGTACGACTCTGTATCAGATAATTTTACATACAGAATTACTTCAAAGTGTAAAGAGATATATCCAGAACTATATTACTCACACTATGAGGCTGTTGGAGAGCTAGCACAAAGCCTTTGGATGCAAGATATTATTGACATAGTATTTACTGAGGGTGAAACAATTGTTGGCGTTACTCAAGAACAGATAGATTTTATAAAAGAAACCATGCACACTTTTACTGATGATGAAAGATTTTTTCTTGAAACAATTTTATCCCACTACGATCAAAAATAAGATATAATGTAGTTATGAGTATTATCAAGGCTGATGAGTGGGAGGGTGAACCCCTTTACAATATGCTTTCAGAAGATGAAAAGGCTTTTGCAGACTCATTACTAAAATTAACAGAAGACGTTGGACCACTAGATCAATCAGAGGGTATCTGGATTGGATATGAAGATGGTGCTAATAATGAAAATCTTTCAATTGGTGTTAAGTGTGGAAACTGTGCTCTTCACAAATCTGCTATTGCTTGTGCAATAATTTCACAACAGATTGAAGAAAATGGTATTTGTAGACTTGCAGTAATTCCAGACGGATATGTAAATTCTGATATGAAAAATTCTGGAGAAGAGTTTGAAGAAATGAATCCTGAAATGTATAAGTCTGATAATGAAGATGAAGATAAGTGGGACAACCTAGAAAAGAAATGCTGGGTTGGATACAGACAAGATGGAATGAAAGAAAAGAATGGAAGAATGGTTCCAAACTGTGTACCAGTTAAAAAATCAGAAGATGGCGTTCTTGGAAATGATGACACTCCAAATAAAAATCCTCACAGCATGGAAGATTGTACAGATAAAAATTGTCCAGAGCATCATATGGGAAAGAAAGATTACTCTGATAAAGAAAGACAGATGCTAGCTCGTAGAGACATGGCTTTACCTGATGGATCTTTTCCAATTGTTACGGTGGCAGATTTAAGTAATGCAATTCAAGCAGTTGGACGTGCCTCAAATTACTCAAGGGCTCGTAATCATATCATTAGAAGAGCCAAAGCCCTTAACAGAGAAGACTTACTTCCAGAAGATTGGAAGCCAAAGTCTGCAAGAAAGTCTTTTGAAATTGAAAAAAGAGATGTATCAGATATTGATTTAAAGCCAACTGAAACAATGGCTAACAATGCAAAAAGAGGTCTTGAGCTTAGAGCTAAGTTTGGTAGAGGTGGAACTGCAGTTGGAGTTGCTCGTGCTCGTGATCTAAGTAACCGTACAAATCTAAGCCCAGAAACTGTTGCAAGAATGTATTCTTTTTTCTCAAGACATGAGGTAGATAAAAAGGGTAAAGATTGGGACAATGCAGAGCGTCCATCAAATGGTAAGATAGCCTGGCTACTCTGGGGTGGAGATGCTGGATATGCTTGGTCAACACAAAAATGGAAAGCTATTCAAAATGCAAGAGCATCTAAATCAGATGACACTTGGAAAGACTCACCATTTTCTTTTTATAAATAATTGGAGGCAGTTATGAAAAAAATATCCCCCTTTAGAACTTTTTCAGGATGCCTAGTTGCCATAAACTTTTTTGCAGTAAATGTATTTGTTCTAATAGAATCTTTTTATAGAAAAGATGAGTTAGAAATATTCTTCACCAAATCCTTGCCAAACTCTACAAAGAGCCAGCTAGACAAGGTTCTAGATGAAGAGACTGTAAGGGTAGCCATTCAAGATAATAGTGCCTATTGGGTGGTAGACAACATACTTTACAAGTGTGACATAAATGAAGAAGGAAGAATTGATAATGAAAATGCTGAAAAGGTTGACGTTTTTAACTTATCAGAAAAAGAAATAAGTAATTTAATTTCTATAATAGATAGCATAAATAGCTAAATAAAGTTGACAAAGGTCAAATAAAAATGTATAATAGTGTTTTAAGAGAAAAGGTATAGCCATGGTTATTGTAGTTGAGGGAACAAAAGCGTTCTCTGATTATGAAATATTTATGAGAGCAATGACAGTAGCTTTGTCAACTCCAAATGATAACAATCAAATTCAGGTATGGAGTCTTGGACCTCATAAGATTAATAATTTTACTGCATCTTTTTGTAACTCTTCAGAAAATTATTTAAAGCAAAAAGGTTTTAAGGTTTCTTTTTCCAAGGTTGCTGAACAATGGGTTAGACAAAATATTGAGCATATAACATATTATGCATATTTTAGTTTGCCAAAAGAACCGTTGTCAAAATTTGCAACACACATGGAACATCAAGAAGATATTGAGATGGGAATATTTAGATACTAATGAGTCTTTCAACCTGGTCACTAATAGTTTTTACAGCACACTGTTTATTTTATTCTTCAATGTTTATTGCAGTTACATTTAAAGCAAGTGTAACTAAAATATCTTTGATGATTATTTTTTGGATTATAAATCAAGTAGTAATTCTTTGGTATGGCATTGCAACAAATCAAATAGGGTTCATTTTAATATTTATATTGCAATTTATTGTCACCCTATTAACATTAATCATTACTACAGAAAGATCTATTAGTGAAAATATCTGATCTAAATAAAATGGAATCAATAGTAGGTAACAACCCTTCTTTAAAATGGGAAGGTTGGAGCGTAGTATTTATTGAAGAGGATGGAGATGCTAACTTGAAAAAGAATGCAGCCTTCATTGACTCTAAGTGGCACAAGAAGATTGTGTTTGAAAATATTGATGGGGTATGGGATATTCCAGACTCTATATTAAGGAAGGGCGATGTACAAGTTTGATGAAAAAGCTTTATGCCTTAATATGGATACAAATCTTTTCTTTGATCAATATGAAGAAAATCCAGAAGTTTCAAAAAAAGTAGATCTTTTATGTATAAAATGTCCAGCACAAAGACAGTGCCTAGCTTATGGAGTCAGTAATTCTGAGTGGGGTGTTTGGGGCGGTGTTTACCTAGAAGGTGGAAAGATATCTAAAGAGTTTAACAGTCATAAAGAAAAGACTGACTGGTTTAATGTTTGGTCTGGAATAACTTTGGAAAATAGCTAATGTACACAGCACAAATGAAAAAGGCTGTACACTCAGTAAAGCCTCCAAATGATTTTCACATGGACATAGTTGACTACAAACACTTCCTTGCTATACAATTTTATGAGAGTCATTGGAGACATATGAACGACTCAGAAAGACTTCGTTGTATAAAGTATATGACGAAAATAAAAACAATGCTGGAGAGTCTTGGAGCACAGGTAGCCCTGGATCCAATTCTTGACATAACACACCCAGGTAAGGGTTAAGGAGAAAAAAATGGCTACACTAATTACAGTAGTTGGAAATCTAGTAAAAGATCCAGAAATTAAGGATCTTGGCTCTGGAAAAGTTCTTGCAAAGCTTAGAGTTGCAAGTACTGAAAGGTTTCAAGATTCTGATGGATCTTGGAAAGATGGGGACACAGCATTCTATGATGTTGTATGTTGGAGAACGTTAGCAGAAAATGTCTCATCAAATCTTTCAAAGGGCAATAAGGTAATTGTTCATGGTAAATTAAAGTATCGTGAATTTGATCGCAAAGATGGAACAAGAGGAAATGCTTTTGAAATTGATGCCACAGATGTTGGTGCATCTTTATCAATCAAGTCTGGAACATTTAATAAAACTAGTAATGTTTCAAACTCAACAGTTTCAGTTGGAGCAGAAGAGCCTGATCCCTGGGCTTAGTTTAATTGGTACTCCCTCATTATAAACATGGGGGAGTATCTTTTATAAAAGAATGAGAGTATTGTGAATAAAGTTTGTTATAAATGTAAAGAAGAAAAGTCTATAGATCTTTTTTATAAGAAAAGCTCTACTAAAGATGGACTTACGTCTCATTGTAAAAAATGTATAAATTTATATAACTCTGAAAAGAAAGAACAAAAAAGAGAGTATGACTATTACTATCGTATAAGAAATAGAAAACGAATTAAAAAAGTTAAAGACCTTTATTATTTAAATAATCATGAGTTGTATAGAGATAAAGCTCATGGTCGCAGAGCTAAAGTAAATCAAAATGGAGTTTTTAAAATACTTAGAAAAGAACTAAAAAGGTTGTATAGCTCACCATGTTTTTATTGTGGATCATTAAATAAAATTACTATAGATCATGTTATTCCAATCAGCCGTGGTGGAACTCATGGAATAGGAAATTTGGTTGCAGCCTGTGCTTTTTGCAACAGAAGTAAAAATAAAAAGTTTTTAATTGAATGGAAGAGAGATTTGACATTTTTAAAGAATTCTGGTAAAGTAGATTAATGCCAGTATATTTATATGCATGTGAAAAATGCGAGGATAACAAAGAGTTGGTAAAGGGTATGAATGACCCTGATCCAATAATTTGTCCAGATTGTAGTAGTAACATTAAAAGAATTTTTGGTGTAGGTGGAATTCAATTTAAAGGAAAAGGCTTTTATAGCACAGGAGGATAGTATGTTAAAGAATAGAGGATTTCAATACGACTTCTTTGCAGAAGAGTGGTCATTTGATTGTAGTGCATGTGGAGAAAAACTTTATGCTCCAACCAAAAAACACATGGAAGGTAATTTCTGGATTCATACTCACTCAGATGATTGTTTAGGTGGATGGTAATGAATAAAGAAGAACTTGAAGAAGCACTTTCATATATAGATGAAGAAGTTATGGTAATGGATGGTTTTGAAGAAGCATTTATAGGACTATCCTTAAGATGTGGTCAGCCAACTCTTGCAACATACTCGTGGCAAAAAATGGTAGATGTTTTAATGGACAGAGATGACATGGAATATGAAGAGGCAGTAGAATACATTTCTTACAACTGCCTTGGTGCTTGGATGGGAGAACTTACCCCAGTTGTAGTTCTACCTTTGGAGTTTTAATGTCTGATAAAAAAGAAGTATTTAATCAATGCTATATGTGTGAAGAAATGTTTATAGACATACTAGATTTAATCAATCACATTAAGACAGTACACAAAAATGAAACAGGAGTTTTTTAATGTCATTAGTTGCAAAAATTAAACAAATGTTGAAAGAGTACCAAGAAGAAAATGGAACTCTTGATGATAAAGAATATGAAAAGTTATTTGTGCATTTTTATTTACAGCATGAAGATGAGTACTTAAAGAAAAGAATTAGCTCTATTAGATCAGATGGAAAAAGTAGGAACTTTAGATGAAAGTTAGAATAAGCAAGAGAGAGTATTCAGACTATATCGAAAACGATACAGACATTGCCCTTGCAGCAGAGATGGCTGTTATAGTTGCAAAGTCAAACCCGATGGTTATTGGAGAGCCTGTTGCTGAAATTAGTCCAGGATGTCCTATGGGATATGCCAGACCAAAAGTAATTCTGAACTATGATATTATTAACCCTAGTGCCTTTGATAAATTAAAAATGATTTTAACAGGAAAATCTTTAAATGATATTGTCAAAGAAATCAAGGGAGAAGTTTAAATGGATTTTGAATTACATCATGAAAAAGATGCTGGACCAATAGTTCGTTGGTTTGCAAATAAAATGTTAATCCTGTTGCATAAGGTTGAAAAGCCTTTGTATGACTATGCAGATATGTATACAGCAGTATGGGATGACTATGAAGAAGATGTGGATCTTTATACTCCTCATAATCAAATGGCATTCTTTGATAACCTTGAACCACTGCCTCAGTTTGAGCACTTAACAGATGACCTACTATAATGTGCGATGAAGTTTATTATTATAAAGATCAGGTAAGAGAGCTTCAAGCTATTAATGGTTTTGTTAAAAGAAACACCTTGCTTTCTGTGCAAAGTAGAATAGAATATGTTAGAGACGAACGAGTCAAATTAGGATTACCAGTTCATGGTGTCGCTATGGCTCTTGAAATAGTTAGGACAATGTTGAATGAAAAATAAAAAAGAAGTAAAAGATGCAAGAACAATAATTTATGAAAACAATTTATACACAGTAGATGAGTTTGTTAATAAATATTCTCAAGCTTTAAAGTCATATTTACTTACAAGACAACTTGGAGATAAGAGCAAGAAGTCTCACATAGTTGATCTTGCGGTAGAAAATGCATCCTTTGCAGAATCTCTTTATATTTCAGTGGATAGTTTTAGATAATGTTTCTTACAAAGATGATTAGGTTTGCAGAAAAAATTGGCATGGACGTAGACGAACTTATGGAAATGACAGTCCTTGATGCCATAATGAAAATAGAAGATACAAGAACAATGTGGGCAGAATTAAAAAAGGATATTGGTTAAGGTATAATACTTATATGAATAAAATAATTGACATAAAGGTAATAGGATGCGGTGGCGGTGGAGTAAATGCCGTTAATAGCATGATCACTTCTGGTCTGTCTGGAGTAGAGTTTATTGGAATAAATACAGATGCTCAAGCACTTCTACCAAGCTTAGCAGATGTAAAAATTGATATTGGAAAAGATAGAACTCGTGGTCTTGGTGCAGGTGCAGATCCAAACATTGGTAGGCTTTCTGCAAAAGACAGTGTAAATGAAATATCCGAAGTTGTTCATGGTGCAGACGTTGTTTTTGTAACTGCTGGAATGGGTGGTGGAACTGGAACTGGTTCTGCTCCAATAGTTGCTAACTGTGCTAAAAAGGCTGGTGCATTAACTGTAGGCGTTGTAACTACCCCATTTGCATTTGAGGGAAAGAAAAGAATGAACAATGCCTTAGAAGGAATTAATAGTTTTAGTAAGGAAGTTGACACCCTTATAGTTATTCCAAATGAAAATTTAATTCAGATGCTTGATCCAAATATTTCTATGGAAGATGCATTTAAAGAGGCTGATGACGTTCTTCTTAAAGCAGTAGCAGGTATTTCAGATCTAATTACTACACCTGGTCAAATTAATATTGACTTTGCAGATATAAAAAGGGTAATGAAAGATGCTGGTTCTGCTTTTATGGGAATTGGATACGCAGAGGGAGAGGATCGTGCTGAAGTTGCAGGTAATAAAGCAATTACTAGCCCTATTCTTAATGTTGATTTGCATGGTGCTACTGGTGTCCTAATTTCAATCGCATCCTCTGGTCAAATAAAGATGCAAGAAGTAAATAAAATTGCATCCCTTGTAGGAGATAAGGCACACGAAGATGCTGATATTATTTTTGGAACAGTTTTAGATGAAGATTTAGAAGACGGAATTTTAGTAACGGTAGTAGCTACAGGATTTGTTGGCAGTGAATAATTTAGTAGAAAAAAATACTCAATACGGATACATGTCTTATTTTAAAAATGATATGGCATTTGCAGATAGCCTAAATGCTGGACAAGTTTATGAACAAGACTTTGTAATGGAATTTTTGCAGGACGTAGTTAAGTCTAGTAAAACTATTTTAGATATAGGATCCCACGCTGGATCTCATACAGTATTATATAAGCATATAAATCCAGATTGTAAAATATACTGCTTTGAACCTCAGTCAGAAATGTTCAAACTACTTGAGCATAATATTTCTAAAAACTCTTTTAAAGATGTTATTGCTCATAACAAAGGGGTAGCCAATGTAGCAATTAAATCAAGCATGAGCAAGTCCGTTCTTGATGGTGATAATGTTGGAAAAGCTATTGAGTATGGGACTGGTAAAAGATTTAATTTAGGTGGGCTACAGGTAGGAAATGGTGGAGAAGAAATTGAAACCCTTACTGTTGATAGTTTAAATCTTACTGAGTGTGACTATATTAAAATTGACGTTGAAGGCTTTGAACCACTTGTTTTGATGGGGGCAGAACAAACAATAAAAAAGTTTAAGCCAACTATATTGTTTGAGTCTAATCACAAGGTTATTTCAAAAGAAATGGCTGAAAGTTTTGGACTTTCTTATCCAGTAGCAAGTTCATTTGACATCTTAAAATCGTATGGGTATAAAGACATAGTTTTAATTGACGGTCTTTGGAATTATTTAGCTAGGTATTAGGTTAATATATGCTATTTGATAATACAGGAAAAAATGTTGTAAACAATTTAAATGAAAACTATATTAGAAAAACCCTTGTTCCGTTAAAACACCACTTTAATTTTTCTGAAACCAAACTATTGTACGATGAAAAAGATTTATATTTTAACATGAGCTTAATCTCTTTTGAAAATGAACTTCACTATGCTGTTAGAGGAGGTCACAAACATATTGGAAAAATGTATTTACATCCAGAGTTTACTAGCACTGTTCATGTTGGAGTAGTTGACGAAGCTATAAAAAATAGAAGGCAGATAAATGTTACATTCCCTAAAGTAAAAAATGGAACACTTGGAATGGAAGACCCTAGAATATTTGAATGGAAAAACAAACTATTCTTTTCTGGAGACATTCCTTTTAACTTAAGAGGCAGAAGTCAAAAAAATGCTTTTGTAAATATTGAAACTAATGAGTGTGAAGTTTTTGTAGACCCACTCAATAGAAAGATGAGTAAAAATTGGATGCCATATGTAAATGAAGATAATCTTTATTTTGTTATTGATGTTTTACCAACAAGAATTTTAGACACAAAAACAAGGAAGGCTCAGGCTTATAATGATAAGGTTGTTACAAACACACCAGTCTATGGTGGTCCAAGAATTATAAACATAGATGGGATTAAAACTTCAATCGTTCATGGAAGAGCTAACAATGCTTACTGGCACTCTATAGCTCAGTGGGATGATAATTGGAATTTAAAAATTTCTGATCCTTTTTATTTTACCAAGCCTGGAGTTGAATTTTGCACAGGATACGAAGTTCATAATGGAAAACTATATTTTACATATTCAGAGTATGATGATGGAGTTGTGTTGTGCAGCATAGATCTTGATTCATTTTTAAATAGTGCTATTTGGAGCAGAAATGTTTAAAGAAATAGATTATAACAAGCACTTTGTTATTGGTACACCGCTCGTTGGATGGAAAGTTGACAGAAAAGAACACCTTGCCTGGATTCAAGATAGTAAAGAAATATTGGAAAGGTTTCCAAATGCAAAATTTTTTGCTGCTCTTGAGTTAGACTCTAGAGGAGAACAAGTTTTTTATGAAATTATAGATAGACTAAAAGATATAGATGGAGAGTATTGGACGTACTCAATAAATGATAAGGAAAGTATAGTTACCTCTTATAATAGATGGATAAGAATTGAAACTGGTAGAAATCTTATTAGAGAGTTTGCACAAAGACATAGAAAAATGTCAGGACATCATTGGGGAGAAAATTCTTCAAAAGAAAATAAGGGTGCAATAAACTATGATGCAATTTTATATGTTGATTCAGATACAATAGTTAATGTAGAAATTATTGAAAAAATGATGGAAATAGATCATCCAGTTGTAAGCGTAAACGTACCAGCTTATGGTTTAAAAGGTAAAGTTATAAATGAAAATCCAAGAATAGAAGAGCATTGGAATACTGCTGGAATGTTATTAGTAAATTCTCCAGCTTTTTATGACCTTTCTTGGGGGTATAATGCTATAGAAAATTTGAGTGACGATCCAACTTTTCAAAACCATGCAGAAAGACTTGGATATGGGCAAACTTGGGTTAGGAAAGACATCAATGCAAAGCATATTGGAAAATTACTTCCAGTAGAAAATAGAAGAATTCCTCCTAGAGATCTATAGATTTCCTTAGGATGGGAAACGACCTAGACAAGTCGTAAAACTGTCTAATTTTTATTTATGATAAACTAGATAGATGCACAAAAAGTTTTTAGCCTTTATATTTTCAATAGTCTTAGTTTTTTCTTATATTCCACCAGCAAATGCTTCTTCAGATTCTATAAGATACAAGACGGAAAGTAATCAAACAATTAAAAAGGGTAAGTGGACAACTTTAAGATTTGATGGTGGAAAAACAGCAATTCAGGGTAATGGAAAAAGATCTTTGTTTTGTTATCAAGCTGGTATTGATACAAAGGGAAAGAAAAAGCCTTCATATATTAAGTTAAGAATAACTAGAATAGTTCCAGGACCAAATGATCCTAGTGCAACAAATACATACTTCTTTACAGATAAGCCAGGAAGTAAGTTTGTTGCATCTAATTGTTGGAACATTGTAACTAAGCATCCAGTAGTTGTTCAAATAAGAATTGTTGGCGGAAGTAAAACATATAACTCTGACATAAGACAATTTAAAATGTGGACACCTAATGCAGAATATCCATCAGACTTTTCTGACTTTATGCCTGAAACAACCATTAATTAGTTTATTAGTAATGATATAATAGATTTGTTAGATACGTCTAACGAGGAGTCTATGCAATAAATTGAAGAAAATCTTTTCCTACCTACTATTAATTCCAATGATTTTAATTGGTACGATGTTTTTAGCATCTCCAATTACACAAGCAAATACTCCTCTTACTTGTAATATGTCTACTATTACTGGTGATGACGATGGATCATTTGAAATGCTATTGCCTTTTTCTTTAAAGCTTGGACCAACAGAATATAATAGAATTTATTACAGTACTAATGCAACTGTAACCTTTGGTCAGCCAGATGGAACTTTTCACGACTACCCTCAGACCCCTTCTGTTTCTGTAGCAGGTAGAGACTGGGTATCTTTTGGAGAAGGTGCATATACTTCATACGGATATAATCAAAACTCTTTTTGTATAGAATGGTCAGTTCGCCCATTTCCACAATCAAGTGGTCCACTAACTCAAATTAGATTGGTTGTAAATAAATTTACTAATGGTAACTGGCATGGTGAAATTACTACAATGACAGACCTTCCAGGAGATGCAAGAAGAGGAATTAGGTACGAGTATGGTCAGCCAGTTGTAACTATGGAAGCAGCCTTTGACGTTGGCAACGGAGGAATTCCAGTTGAAGTTGAACCTGCACCAACCCCATCAAGTTTTACAGAACCACCTGCAATTCCAACTCAATGTTGGGATGGTAGTACGGTTTATTCTCCTACCACTTGCCCTACAGAACCAGCCCCTACTGAATGTTGGGACGGGTCTTCTGTTACTTGGAGAGATACTTGCCCTCCTACACCACCAGATGTAGTTTGCTGGAACGATGAGGTGGTTCCTTGGAATCAATCCTGTCCACAAGTTCCACCATTAGTTGAGTGTTGGAATGGAACATCTGTAAACTGGAACGAACAATGTCCAGTTCAGCCAACACCTACGCCCAGCCCTGAGCCACAGCAGTCAGAATCACCAGAGCCAACAGTAGAACCGTCACCCCAGCCATCAGAGCCAAGCCCAGAGCCGTCAGAACCTGTTGTGCAACCTTCAGAAACTTCTTCACCTACTCCAACTCCTTCTTTAAGTCCCTCAGAATCTCCGTTGCAGCCTGTAGCACCTGTTGTAACTCCATCCCCAACTCCTGAGCCAGAGACTTCATCTCCAGAACCATCAGTTCCAGACTCAGATGAGAGTCCATCTCCTGATCCAAGTCCTTCATCCACTGATCTTCCATCTAATAATAATATCATAGATGGTCTAACAGCAGAGGAATCAGCTGCTTTAAATGAACTACTTACAGAGTATGGTCCAATGGATGCAATATCTTTTGAAGACTTTGAAGCATCAGGTCTTGACTATGAAGATTTGCCACCAGATCAGCCAGTTATGTTAGATAACGGAGTTATTCTTACAGCAGAAGTTGCGGATGCAATTGAGATGTTTGAAAATCCCTCTGAATTACTACTAACAGTTTTAACTGATCCAGGTAAGGCATTAAAAGCTTTTGCTAATGTTGGTGCAGACATGACACCAGAACAACGCAAAGAATCGCAAGCTGTAGTTGTTGCTTCTGTAATTGTTGGACAATTAATAGCATCAACTAATTTAATAACAGGGAGGATAAGATAATGAAGAAATGGTTAAAAGATAAGTTTCGTGAAACACTAAACCAAACATTTACCCTTCTTGGTATGTTCGTAGCATGGGCAGTCCTTGATGGGTCTGCTAAAACAGTAGTAGGATGGGCAATTGTAGTATGCGTAATCATATGGTTATTTTCAATGAAATTCAGAGAACAAGAGGAGGAAAAAAATGACAAAGAATAAAGAAGAAGTTATTGGATCAACATCAGTAACAAATGTCTGGAACATATTTTTTAGAATAGTTGCAGTATTTGCTGCATCTGGACTTTCAATCATTGGTGCAGGTTCTTTAGTTGGAATTGATACACTAACAGCCGTAATTATGGCTGGAACTCTTGGAGTTGCAACGGTAGTAGAAAAACTTGCTAGAGCTTTTCTAGATGATGGCAAGTTAAGTGCTAAAGAAATTAATTCAGCATTTAGTTCAGTAGACAAGAAAGCAGAATAGTAAGTAGGCTATAATAGAGTAGGGGAGTCCTCCAAAGGGCTCCCTTATTTTATAAAAAAGGAAATGATTCAAATGGGTTCACCAATTGTTGGAGGTAAGGTTACAACACCTTACAAGAAGCTTGGAAAAATGTGGAGCAAAGGCTATCACACAGGCGTAGACTATGCTTGCAAAGTTGGAACAGACATTGTTGCTGTTGCTGATGGCAAGATTGAAAATGCTACCTGGGGAGCCAGCTATGGCACTCAGTTAGTCCAGAAAGTTGAGGGTGGATGGGTAATCTATGCACACCTTTCAAAGGCTCTAGTTAAGGCTGGAGACACAGTAAAGAAGGGGCAGCATATTGCTGAGTCTGGTAATACAGGCAACTCTTCAGGTCCTCATCTTCACTTTGAAATGAGAGATAATATTAGATGGAGTGCAGGTAAAGACATTGATCCTGCTAAGATTCTTGCATCTTAATATATCAAATTAACAATTGCCCCTAGAAATAGGGGCTTTTGTATTTAATAAAACTATTTATCATTTTGTTATAATAAAAACTTGATTTTATTAAGTATTAGTGGTATTCTAGAATAATGCGTATCAGAACCTTGGTTCCGATTGCCCTTGTTGCGGTTCTTGCAATTGCATCCCTACCAACAAGCCACAGTCAGACCAGTGCTAATGCACCGCAAAATGTAGCAAGTATAATAAATCAAGATAGAAGTATCAGGATTGCTGAACTTGCAACATATGATAAAGAAAAGAAGAAAGAAAAAACTAGAGGTAATGAAAAAGCTTCTAGATCCAAGAGAGCTAACTCTCTTGCTGCTAAAGCTAATCAAGCTTTTGCAAAGTCCTATATGGAGTCTAAATACTCTTGGGGCGAAGACCAGCACTCTTGCCTTGTGAATCTATGGAATCGTGAAAGTGGGTGGAGGCATACTGCTGACAACCCAACTTCAAGTGCCTATGGAATTCCACAAGCCTTGCCTGGAAAGAAAATGGCAAGTGCAGGGGCAGATTGGAGAACAAATCCAGAAACACAAATCAAATGGGGTCTAAAGTATATTAAGCATAGATACGAGACCCCCTGTGGAGCATGGGGTGCATTCAAGAAAAAGGGCTGGTATTAATTTACTAGTTTAATTAGATGTCCTGAGCAAAGACATTAAACTGCTCATTTAAACTTGACAAAGCAAAGGATATGGTGTAAAATCTAGGTATGGATAAATTAAAAATTATTATTGAAGAACCAAGTGGGTCAAGACGATCATTTTTTTATAACGTAAAAGATGAGGCAGAAGCAAAAGATATTGTAAAAGGTATTAAAAAAGACCTTAAGCCAAACTTTAGCCTAGCCTCTTGGAGCTATAAAGAAGACAAGGATAAGAAGTGAAGACGGAAGTAATTGACTTTTGGGCTACATGGTGTGGTCCTTGTAAACTTATGAATCCAATTCTTGACGAGGTAGAAAAAGAATATTCTGATTTAACCATTACAAGAGTTGATATTGATTCTGACAAAGATATGGTTGAGCAGTATAAAATTCAGTCAGTTCCTACATATGTTATTCTAAAAGATGGCAAAGAAGTAGATCGTATTATTGGTGCAAAGCCTAAGTTTGCTTTCTTAAAGAGGGTGTTCCCAGAAAATGGCTGAGATTATTTTATTAGCAATATTGGTAACAAATATATTTATTCTTAATGAGATTAAGGAATATGTATTAGATCAAAAGTCTAAAGAAAAAGAAAAAGATTCTATCCTTAGAAAGGGATTAATGTAATGTCAAATACACTAGAGATGTTGGTTCAAGAATTGCAAAATCGTATTGGTCAAATTACAAGCCAGTATGAAACCCAGTTAGCACTGCTAAAGGTACAGGCAAATGAAGCCCTTCAATCAAAAGATGCTGAAATTACTCAACTAAAGCAGTTAAATGAAAGTAAACTTCACGTTGAATCATCAAAGAAAGAAAAGTAAATGGGAAAACATCACGATAAAGTTGCAAAAGCTTTAGAGATTCGTATTAAGAATGTTCCTAATAGAGGTGGGTATAATACTCCTGGATCTATGAACAAGAAAAAAACTGGTTACGCCAAGAATCGTTAATCCAGTCCAATCCCCAATAGCTCAATCGGCAGAGCGTCAAACTGTTAATTTGAATGTTCCTAGTTCAAGTCTAGGTTGGGGAGCAGCAGTATATGTTTGTCAGTTGCATATACTCCCACATGTTAGATGGCATGGCAAACTGACTTCCCCCGATTAGCTCAGTGGATAGAGCGATAGGTTTCTACCCTACAGGTCAGGAGTTCGAATCTCTTATCGGGGACTCAAAAATAGATATATAATAGAATTACTATGTATGAATATCGTGTTAAAAAAGTATTAAAAATAGTTGATGGTGATACCATTGATGTTGATATTGATCTTGGTTTTAGTGTATCTTTTACTCAAAGAGTAAGGCTTGCTGGTATTGATACCCCTGAATCTAGAACAACTGATCTTAAAGAAAAGGCACTTGGTTTAGAAGTAAAAGAATATCTAAAGAATCTATTAGATGGTGCTGAAGACATTGTTATTCAAACAGAGAAGCCAGATAGTTCTGAAAAATATGGTCGTATTTTAGGATGGCTATTTATTAATGATGAAGATATTTCTCTTAATGAAAAGATGATTTCTGAAGGCTATGCCTGGGAATATGATGGGGGAACAAAGAAGAAAGACTTTGATTCCCTACTTGCTAAAAGATCCAAATAATGCTATACTAATTATTCGGAGGCAGACGCTCGTTTATAAGAAAGAATACAATGTTTGAAAAACTAATAGAATATAAAGAAATGCGAGAAGCGATCCATCGTGTTCGTGAGTTAGCAAAGAAGTTTGAAAGCGAATCAGCAGAAGAAAAGGTTTCCTATAATTTAATTGCTGATCGTATCTATACAGCATTAGGACAGGGAAATAAATGAAACTATATAATAAACTAAACAATGCATACTACTATGGCTTGGTCCATGCATATAAGCTAATGTCTAAATTTAAGCATACCTGCTCGTTCAGAGTAGGGGATGGCATTGATGGAAAGTGCAAATGTGGAATATCATTCAGGGAATCAGTTTGAAATTCTCACACTCAATAGCTGAAATGCTAATCCTATTCTTTGTGGCATTAAATTGCTATGTAAATGTAAAGAGATATTCCTGGGATAAGAAGAAAAAAATTTCCTATATAAATTCTATTGGCAGCGATTACGATAAATAAAACTAATAGATAAGATATAATATAACTAATGCTCATTATAATAATGGGTAAATTCAATTAATTAAAATGAGGTATAACAAGTATGAGCAATAAAAGAGTAGATAGGCTAGAGGTTGGTGTAGAATTACCAAAAGCACCAAACAATGAAGTAGTTTGGATTGATACAGAAGAGAATACAATTAATAGATACAATGAGTCAAATGATTCTTGGGTGTCTGTAGGTGGCTCAGGTGGGGCAGCAGACACTGGAGATATTACATTTGATGGTGTTAAAATTGTTGGTGCTGGTACAGCATCAGGCGATGGTGCTAACTTGGGAACTATTGAGCTTGTTCCAGACGGAAGCCTTACCTCAGACCAGTATCTAATTATTGACCCTACTGCACCCAACCACATTCACATTCGTGCTGGTGGAGAACAGGATGCTTCAACTGCAGATTTAATTATTGGTGCAGAAAACACCAATGTTCTTGTTTCTGACACTGGAGATTATGTAGATATTAGAACTACTTCAGATGATTTAAATACATACATATGGCGTTTTACTTCAGATGGATATCTAAGTGGACCTGCAATGGGTGGACTATTTGTTTCAGGTATCCTAAATGGAGATAATGATCTTTGGCTATCATCAGGTTCTAATGTTGTTATCAGCAGTGGTGAGGGTATGGGGGTATTCTTAGAAAATCAAGATGTTCCAGATAATCAAATTGCAACTATTGGAGACCTTCCAACTGGGGCTACAGGATCATTTACAACTGCTTCACACACAGTGACTGTAACTAATGGAATCATTACAGATATTACAGCACTATAAAAATCGCAAAAAATAAGTCGAAAAAATCGGCGGAAATTAGTATACATATGCTCAACATGAGCAACTATATGATATAATAAATAAGTCTTGTTCTCCCCCTCTGTGTACGATCTACACAAGGGGAGAATTTCTTTGTAAAGGAATAATTATGGAATATTGGTCTTGGATATTGGCTGTCATTGGGGTAGCTGGAATCTATTTTGTTGGTAGAAAAACTATCTGGGGATGGTTTGTATTGCTATTTAATGAAACTATTTGGATTGCTTATGCTATTGCAACACAGCAATATGGATTCATTGTTTCAGCTATTGCCTATGGAGCAGTCTATATAAGATCCTATTTGCATTGGAAAGCAGACGTTTAATTTTTGCGGGGGAAGTAAATGATATACCCTTATTACCTATATAACAATAACTATATATACAACTAATAGACTATATAAACATAATAAATGATGCTTCGCATATGATTATATAAACCAGAAGAAAGTCTCTTAGAATGGCTTATAGAGCCTTTAAATAGCATAATATAACTATGTCTGGCTAATCTATATGATATATATTGGATTAAAATGGATAGAAATGGAGTATAGTGGAGATATATGGGTGAGGGGGCATACCACATCTTAATCGTAATGTCAAATTTGTATATATGGTGTGTTTATATTCTGGCAAATTCTATATACATTTTAAAAGATAATCATATATTTTGGGCATTTTTTAAGCCCTTTCGTAATCTTTTTTAAAGATTCTTATATATAGTTATATAGGTAATATTGATGCCAGGAATATTTATCCCCCGCAAAAACTGGGGGCATATTTAGGGGGTTCGTAATCCTTTTTAAGAATGTAAAATATCTATTGGATAATCACATTGAGGAGAATTCTTTATAGCACTATCTAAAGCTGTCTTTATTTTCTTTATAGGATCTTTCCAGGTATATGAAGTATCTAATGATCCTATTGCAAAACTATTACCAGATCCAATAGCTGTATATTTATCATATTCATTTACTTGCCAGTCATTAGTAGATATATTAAATAATCTTCCATGAATTCCCACCAAAAAATCTGCAGCAGCTTTGTCATCATCTGATATATCAATACCATATGGATCTATAGCTTTTTTCAGGGTAAGAATAAAATCTGTTCTCATATATTTATCTACATCCTTTTTAACTACATTAGGAAAATCAATATAATGAGCTACTTGTCCAGATCCCCTTGAAGAAGCATAACCAATTAAGAATTGTCCATTCTTTTTTATTTTCGGGGTAATAGGAGAAGATATAGAATATTCATCAGACATACCTCTATCTGATCCCATATAGACAATACCATTATCTATGAGTCCAATTACTATAGTCATAATACTATTATACTCTCTCTTCCTTGATTTTAAAAATATTGAAAAATGGGCGATTTAAAAGGTCGTTCTTAATCTTATTTGACAAAATTAAATTTGTGTGCGCCCACTTGGTGGGGTGGGTCAGGCTCGAACTGACGACTACTGAATTATGAGTTCAGGGCTCTAACCAACTGAGCTACCACCCCAACAATTTAAAAAATTGCTGATATCAAAATAAAGAATAATAAGATAGACATAAATCCACCAATTATTCCAGTTCCAACATTTGTGTATGGTTCTCTGCTATCCCATTTACTCATCTTCTAAGTCTGCTTGATCTTCAAAAGGAACAGCCATTTCAATTAGTTCATCAAGGTCTTGGTAGTCATAGTTTGGGTCAGCATTATTTAGAACCGAACAAAGTTCCAACCAGGTCTCATCAATTACTTGTAGACCCTTGTCTGTTAGAATAACTAATTCATTTACAATCATTACTGACATTGGTACGCCTAAATCATTGTATGAAAAGAAATCTTCAAAGGCTTCATCACTTCTATACCCATTGATAAACTCAAAAATGATTTCTGCTTTTTCTCTTGTGTCTAACATTATTTTCCTAACTGTTCTTTGCTTAGCCCGATTTCATTGTCAGCAAGTTGTTCATTTATTCCGTCTGCCAGATTTTTAGCATTTGCAATAACGTGATAGTTTTGCTGTGTGATGTAAAATGGAATGTAGTGTTGCCAATCTACGATTCCGATTCTACTGTCTGAAAATAGGGCAATCAACTTATCTGCTATTTTCTCGTTTGGTGTTTTTCCCATAGTGTTCCCATTCTATCATTGAGGTCTGACAAAAAGGGGCAAGGACCTTCCCTGCCCCCTTCCAGCCAGCCTTAACGGGACTTTACTACCTTGTTACGGCGTAGTGATGTTAGATTGACGTTGTGGATAAAATGTCCTAGACCGTCACGAATTACTACACGTTCTGTGTCTCCCCACTTTTCAAGTGATGTGAAACGTTGCTTCTTCAGAGTACGCATTTGCTCTCTTGTCATTGTTCTCTCCTTAAGAGTTACCTTGTATTTATCTTACCATTTTTTGACAGGGTTGTCAAATCTATTCTTCTAATAAGGCTATTACTTCACCGTCTGGAACAAATAAATCTATTTGATCTTCCATACGATCTAATACCTCTAGGATCCAACCATCTTCTGTTGGTTCTATTTCTAACACTCTAAAGTCTCCACCTGCAAAATTAATTAAATCTCCAGGCTCTACAAAGTTAACTATTACATAGTCATATATTTCATAGTCGCTCAAGTTCAATCGCCTCCACATAGGATTCTATCACACTTGATAGATTCTTTAGAACAGCCCACGTTAGTTGCGGCTCATCTTTTTCCAAAGCCCCCTCAAGGTTGGCTATGGTATGTTTAATAAATCTATTAATTGCTGTATCCATTAGTTCCACCATTGGTCGTCTATAATGTGGTCAATACCAGCATCAATTGCTTCGTAGAATGTGTCATACACTTCACCCATATCTTCATTGTGTGCAAACACTTCCCACCAAGGATTCATACGATAAACTTCAAATCCACTATTGCTAATAGTTTTAATAAACTGCATCAACTGAATGTCATCGTTGATACCTGCAGCCTCTAAGTCGTCAGAGTATCTCACAATAGTGACACCTTCATCAGATAGTTCACCATTAACTAAGTTTGGTAGTGATAGACTCATCTCACCATTACGTTCAATCTCTACCACACGGTCCAAGTATGTGATAGTTGCATAAGACTCTGCACCCTCCTGCCACACATAAAACTCTGGCATCTGCTTACTTGTAGGGATTGTCTGTGTGTATTCTACCGTTACGCCTTCTAATGTTTTCATAGTCGTATCCTACTAAACTTTCTTTGGAATGTCAAGTCTTGTTAGTTGATATGCCAAGACTTCTTCTAGCCTCTGGTATTCAGTTTCTAGTTCTGAACCCTCTTTTAGATCATCTTCCCAACGTCCACTAGTTTTATTATAAATAAGACCAGGGTGGTCTGCCATATTTATCATTGTTGTTTCTACATCAACCATGAAAGCTCCCCAATCCTCATCATAAACAACTACCCAATGATATTCGTAACTCATACTTCTACTTCCTGTTCTATGTCCATAAGATAACCAGTTTTATTACATTCTGGACAATCATCAGCCCATAAGTCTACAAACGATACAGCCTCACACATACAGCATTTTACTTTATCCATTAACATTACTGTAACCTATCTTCCAGTTCGTCAAGGGTAGGATTATGATAATTACCCTCATCTTTCATTTGATTAATAACATCTAATACTTCATCAAGAGTTAATTCATTAGTCATTACTATACCTCGTGTACGATTACATCTTGTAGATACATAATTTCGGGGTCAATCTTATAATAGTCCATTAAGGTATTCTTTGCTTCCTCAATAATAAACTCATCAGATAAGTCTGGCTCATTTAGTTGAACACTTGTAATAATTACCATACGTTCTAATACAAACTCTACACTATAATTATACAAATCCATTAGTTAATCTCCACTTCTACTCCATAGGTTTCTATACCTGTCATTACTACATCTGTGTCTACTGTGTCGTCAATCTCATCATAACAACCCTCACTCTTAAAATGCTCCCACATCTCCTGAATGTCGTCACGGTCATTTTCGTCAAAGTCAGGGTTGTGTAGTAAATACAAATTCCATAGTTGATCAGGTACGTCCATACTCCATACTGATTCAAAAGTTCCCTCAAAGATTCCTCTTAGTTTCATTACACTATCTCCAGTCTGTTCTTGGCAAAGAATAAATCTGTACCGTCCTCATCTTTAATGCTAATCTGTGCAGGTACATCAAATTTGTCAAGGAATAAATTATGTTCTATCTGCCATTCTTGATCTTTAACAAATTCAATCATAGCCTCATGACTAATAGGATAACCATGAATACCATACTCACCTGTTGCTAACATCATTTTAATTAATGCTTCTTCTGAATAAATAATCTCTGTTGTTGCTACTAGATAAGTCATACCTTTTTCTCCCTAATAACTATTTGAACCATTTCTTCTGTGTTATAAAAATGTTTTACAAACTGATAGGCGGTATCCCATTGTTCTAATTCAATACCACCAACATTATGTAATTCAACAAAGTGGTCTGCTAACTCACTTAGTCGTGGGTCTGTTGTGTCAATCATTTTTTGTCCTTTTGTAGGTTGATACTTTGTATCCTACCACAGAGGTCTGACATTTTTGCACGGCTTGGGGGTGTTTTTAAGTCTTCTTAATCATGTTCTAAGACTAATAGACTTATTAAATGGGGGCGCAGCTTGAAGGAGCAGTTTAACGTGATGCTCAGCACTTTTACCTACCTACTAGATAAACCTAGTATCTTTCATCTATTGAATCAATGTCTGCATCAAACTCTTGAATCTCATACTTAGATTCATTTGATTCGATTGTGATGTCAAAGTCATAGACACTTAAATCAGAAGCATCTTCATTGACAGGAATAGAAACTGTTGCCTTAATTGTTACATTGAATTCAACTTCAACTTCTTTAGACAAGTCAATACCAAAGATGTTTGCAATTTCAGTTGCGTGTTCTTCGCCAATCTCATCAAAGTTCTCAACAAGATAATCTTTTAACTTGTCTTGTGCCCTTGAGTTACGGTTGTTAGTTTCTTGTAGTGCATCTAGCCTCCAGTAAGTTCTGGAAATGTCGTCTGCATTTTCTAAGTCAAACTTTGAATCTGATGGTGTGCCATAGTAGTAACCCTTTCGGACAACAATGGTTGCCTTTGGGTCATAGATAGGCTTGATGTCCCCTGCTTCTATTAGTTCTTTAGCAAATGTTGGTTCGCTTCTTGTGAATTCCATTTTATTCTCCTTGTAGGTTGGTTGTTGAAACTAGTGTATCAGAGAGGTCTGACAATTCTACCCATTCCTCTAGTTCTGAATCCCACTTAAATTTAGTGGTATCCATTGGGCAATCTTCAAAAGCATACTCAACGTCATTGTATTCACATTGGCACTCTCTTTCTAGTGCCTTGTAGTCAGCGTGAGACATTGGAGTGTCATACTCATTAGAGGCAATCTCTTTTCCACCCAAGAATGTGCAACTGCCACCCCAGCCTTGCTCTTCCTCATACTCATAGTCAAATTCAAGAGTTGGATACATCTCTGATAGTTTAATTAAAACCTCGCCAACAGGAGACCAAGCAGTATTGAAATGATACATAACAGAGCCATCATCATTAAGAGTGATACGAGTTTCTGACCATTCAGACTTATCATCTACTGCTACGTCCCACTTAGTTCCCCAGTTACGACAGTTCCAGTGATACCAGTCTTGGTCTTCTTTCATAGAGCGAACAAACTCTGTCATAAATTCTTCAGGGGCAAGATTAGTTTTCTTAAACACTTCTTCACCATAGTATGACTTAAGGTCTGTTGGTTTTACAATGTTCCAAAAAGCAAAGACAGGATTAGAATAAATTTGGGTATCTGGAAAGTGTTCCCACTTTTCTAATTCTTTATTGTATTCTGCATTAGGAAAATGCTTTTCAAAAGGTTGATTTAATTGTTCAACCATCTTATCTAATTCTGATTGTTCACCAGATACAACTAAACTATTAAATACCCAGTTTGGCATTGTGTCTCATTTCTTAGTAGGTTATGATTACATCATAGCACAGAGGTCTGACAATTTTGGGGGTATTTCTACCCCACCTTAATCGTAAACGAGGAGCTGGGATCCAGGCTGCGCCCAGAATGGGGAGCAGTTTATTTAGACATGCTCAGGTCTATTTCACCTATTTTTATACTCTGTGTGATGAGAGTCTCTTCCGTTCAGATTTTATCCTACTAGGCGAAGGCAACCTCTTTCACAATGGAAAGTAGTTTGTTTTTTTCTGCTGTGATAACTGGGTCAAAGCCTGATGCACTTGCAAGGATTCCCTCGTTGTTGCCATTACGGGCAGAGCGATACCAATCAAGGCGTTCAGTCAATGTGTTGAAAGCACCCCAAGCGGTATTGTTAATCATTGAATTAGTATCTGATGCAAAAATCTCATCTAACAATTCAATTTTGGTTTCCCACTTAGTCATAGCACCCTTAGCATCTTTGCTTGGCATTGGATAAGCCTTTTCAACAATCTTATTAAAAGTATCTTTTGTGATTTCCTTTTCAATAAGTTCTTGAGCCATTTTGTCAAAAGCATCCATGTAAGTATTAGCAAGACCCAATGCTTCACGAGCAACCAGAATACGACCCTCAAGTGTTGATGTGTGTCGCATCTTGAAAGACTGCTTAACACCACGAAGAGCCATGTCAAGAGTATTAGCACACACAACACGAACAGGTGTAACAGATGCACGAACAGCAAGAGAACCGTCATGTGATGTGTTTACAAGTAAGTAAGACTTCACAACATCTGCAACTCCACTTGGGTCAAGTACGGTTTCACGCTCAAGAGCAAGAGAACCAAATACAACACGACCATTCTTTAGAGAACCAGCAGTTTCCCAACGAGCACCGTCAAGAAGATTATCTGCAAAAGCAAATAGTTCTTCATTCTGTAAAGTTTGGTATCGTTCACCAACAACTGCTAGAACATCTGGGTGTCCGTCTTCTGGGTGGTCACGAACAACAAGAAAGTTAGATTTGCTTGATGTGTAATCTTCAGGTAGTTGAACATCTTCAAGACGTACATTCCAATTTGATAAGTGTGCTATGTCCATAACTTCACTTGTAGTGTGTTCTTCTGTAACAACAGTTCCTAGACCATGCCAAGCAGGTTCACGAAATGAATACATAGAGCCCACACCGTTAATAACTTCAACTGCATCTGCCATTTTGTTTCCTTTGTTTGTTTGTTTAATAGTCTTATCTTAGCACAAGGGTCTGACAATTTCAACTTAAACTGGCAGATATCTGTGTGTCTCTTAATAGCTTTATATAACGATTTGATAACAGGGCGCAGCTTGGCGATCTGGATGGGACTTGAACCCACGACCTCCGCCGTGACAGGGCGGTGCTCTAACCAACTGAGCCACCAGACCAAGCTTGTGCCAGGATTTATATCTTTTCATTCAATCACCAACAACCTGGCGGTATTGGCTACCTTTTAATTATTGAGTTACCTTACCAAGAGGCTTGGTACTCAAAATAGTCGAACTTACTATCAAGGCATCTAGTGATGATACCAACAGTATCGTTCAAATCTCCAAAGTAATACTTATCATACTCTGTTGAACCAAAGAAGAATCCACTACCTGTTGGCAATAATTCTTCTGCTGATTCTGGATTAGCAATTACTTCAATACAGGTTTCTTTCAACTGTTCTAAATCTTCTCTACGAACAATGATTGGCTGACATTCATCAACACCATCTGCTAAGTTATTTACAAACCAATGATGAATCATATTTGATTTACGCCAATAGCCCATTGGTACATCAACAGTAATTCCAGCAAAGCCAGAACTATCAATAACATTTTCTAATTCAAGATTCTTAACAATCTCATTAAAGATTGGGTTAATTGTGTCCTCATCCGTCTGACGATTAAAGTTGTGACGGTACACATATTCACTTGCACGAAGGTACATATCTAAGCCCATTGGGGACTCCATTCTTTTGTAGGTATAAAGTAATCTTAGCATAGGGGTCTGACAGTTTTAGCCAGACCCCCTAACTAAAACTACTTAGTTAAAGTAGTCCAGCGTGGCTGACCGTCAATGTCAAGACGAACTCGGTATGAACCGTTTGCGTTCTTAACTACTTCCTGAACTTCGCCAGTAACCTTGCTTTTTGCTGTGGTGAACTGTGAGCCAACAGTTGGGGCTGTGATTTTTGCCATTTGCTTCTCTTTTCTTTTGTGGGATTGTTCCCTTGTTGTAGTACCTACTATACCAGAAATGACTGACATTTCCAAATCCGACACGCTATAATCTCACTATGTGGACACTTTTCGGTGTGTCCTTAATCACTTCGTAAATACTTGACAAGTGGATCAAAATGGGGCGCAGCTTTTTCAAGCCTTTTCCCTTTCTCGCAGGTATTCAATGTAAATTTCAGTAGATGCCATTTCACTCATCAACTTATCTAAGTAACTAAATGTATCAGCATAGATTACATTTCTTTCTTTTGGTTTTCTATTAAATAATTTCATAGCCATTCCGCCAAATCTCCATCTGCAATTTCTGAATAGTCCATACCAGTTGCTTCTGCAATGGCTTCCCATACATCATCTTCATTATAAATTCCATTGGGATGATTTTCCATTAGAATCATTTCAATTGTTTTCATTTGTCCCATTATACTAACACCTCCGAATAAAATGGAATTGAATTGCTATTGTCTAAATCAGTAACTAGATTATTAACTAAATCTATTACAACTACTTTATCCCACATCTCTGAAATCTCATCACGCTTAATTGCATAGATACCAAAACCTGTTGGGGCTAGGATAGCATCTTGAATCAAGTGTGAGATAACCATACGGGTAAAGTATGAATGGTCTCCGTGACGTGGTTTAGCGTGGTCTAATGCACCTGCTAAATCATCTTGCCAAGTGTATTCCCCATAGTGTGAATACAAAACGGTCAATGCTTCTGTTCCGTCATCAAATACGAAATTAATTCTTGCACCCATTTTAGTAACCTGCTTCCGTTAGCATTTTGTTAATTGCATCTAATTCTTCTTTAGATAATTTTGCAAGGGCATTATCATCAATGACACCCTCAAACAAATCTTTGATTAATTCTGTATCTGACATTTGGTTCTCTTTCTTTGTAGGTAGATTTATCTTATCACAAGGGTCTGACATTTTTACCATTCCTTGTGCTTAGTCTTTCGTGTGTAAGCCTTTTTATTTCTGTGAGGTACGGCTGCATTGCTTCTACGCAACTCAAGTCTAGCCCTCAACTGTTCAGGGCTTGCAGGTAGTTTGTAGTTCTCACTTTGTTTCATAAGATAAACTTACCATAAAGGTCTGACAATTTGGTGGTTTTTTCAAGTCATCTTAATAACAATTAGATAACAAGGTTATCCACAGGGCGCAGCTTTCGCTGGGCTTGTCAAGCCTTATTACCATTTAGGATCACCATCATCATTAGAAGTCATCATTCCAATTATGAATCCTAACAACGGAACTATTATGAATGGTGCAAGAATAATTATAGAAATTATTTCAAACAATTATTTACTCCATATCCTGATATTCATATTCTTCATAGTAGTCATCAGTATCCAACCAAGGATCCAAACGATGTTGCTCAACGATAGCGTGAGCAGGTGCATAGTTACTACCACGATAAGAAACTCCTTGTGGCATTTCTATTTCAGCATAGATATCTTCATTCCAATAAGCATTGATAGCATCTATGCAAGGTTGTACCATTGACGATGGTACTGGAGGGTAGAAGTTATACTGCAAGTGGATATTAATTTGTTGCTCAATTGGCATAGTATCCGTTGTTGATAATTCAGTTGCAAAGTTTAGTCCCATTTTTATTCCTCATTCCAGTTAGCAAAATTAGTCATAGTGCAAAAACAATCGTCACACATTCCAGAAATGAAACGTTCACGAATACCTGCATCATAGTCTTTCAATACATCTTGACAATAAGCACCTTGATTATATGCAAATAATTGTTGTGATGAGATAGAAACTGTTTTGGTTGTGCCACAATCAGGGCAAGGTAATGATGTAACGACATAACGGTCATTCATCACTTTCATTGGATTAGTCAAAGTGAACATAGTGTCCCTTTCGTTTGTAGGTATAGGATTATCTTAGCATAGAGGTCTGACAATTTTACTCATCATCAAATTCAAATTCTTGTTCAGATTCATTATCGCAAAGAATGCAAAGTCTAGTTTCCCAAGGGGTTAGTTTATCATTGCAAGATTCACACTTTAGTTTGGTTACGTTTTCAAATGCTAATTCAGTCATCTTTTTCCTCTTTCGTTATAGTTATAACCTATCATAGGGGTCTGACAATTTTGGTATTTAAGGGCGTGTCTTATGTAACAAACTTATAACAAAACTTGGGGACTTATCCACACCTTCTTAAAGACCTGTGGACAAGCTGTGGAAAACGGGGCGCAGGAAAAATCCTGGAATGAAAAACACCCCAGGAGATTTCTAATCTGTAAAACTCCAAACCAAAACTAGAATTAAACTAATTGCAATAATTAAAATTGCTTCCAATTTATTTTTCCTGTCCTGCTAAAAAAAATAGAGTTGCAATAGATAAAATAAATACCCAAGAATAAAAACTATTCATTAGTGTTCACCTCTAAAAATAAATGCTACTGAATGTTTTCCTAAGTCAAAAATCAGGGAAGTATTTTTGTAACCTAGTTTTGAATTGTAGTAATTTGAAAAACTAATTCCAATTACGAAAGTACCGTCAATTTTGCTATGTGCAAATCTCATTACACACCTACCGCATCTAGAAATCTTTGCTCATCAAAGTTTGGATTATCATTTGCGAATAAGTCTGCAAAATCTTCTACCATACTTTTTACAAGTGAAGAAATCAAAAGGTTGTCTTGTCCTGCTTCTGCATAAGAATTAAAAATCTTTGCAGTTGCTATGTAGTCTTTGCGTGTCATCATTTTATTTTCCTGCCTTTGCATTTTGGAAGAATTGTAGTTCAAGATTTTGTTCTTGAGTTTTCTTGTCTAGTAATTTCTGAACCTCATCAAGTGACTTTGACCACTCAATAGAAACGGTTAGAATTGTTGCAAGAACAAGATGCTCATTTGCATTTAGTGTTGAATACTTTGCATTGTGCAAAGCCTTGTAAGACTCTAGAAAGTCTTTGGTGTTTAGTGTAGTCATTGTGACCACCTTTCGTTTGTTTGTTTGTTAAGTTGATACTATCAGAGAGGTCTGACAGTTTTTAGTGACCTAATCTGTCGCAACTAGTTAGGTCTTGCTCTACATAGTAGACACAATAGCCACAGATAGATTCATCACAGGCAGGGCAGGATTTCCACTCTGACCACTCATCACAGTTTTCGCATCTATTCATTAGTAGCAACTCCCTGCGGT